TTAGCCTAGCTTCTGCTGGTAAAGATCCTGGGCCGCCGCGAGTGACGCGCGCATCCCGTAGATCGTTCCGGCGTCGCCACGACTGAACCACAGTTCGTACTGCCACATGCCATCCACGAAGACGCGGCAAATCGTCCAGCCGGGGGGACCCTGCCAGTAGTAGTCGCCCCTCTGCATCCATTCCGCGTCGGCCATGTTCCGTCCCCAATCGGCCTGAATTGGGGCCGAGTTGCGCGAATTCTAGGCGCGATTACACTGGATGTCCATACAGTATTTTTGGCCATTATCGTGCCCTTCCAGTGCAGCGTCCTGCGGACGCATCACCTCGGCGAGCGTCGCCGCGACACAGACCCTGGCCAGCCTGTGGTCGGCGCGGTTCGCATGTATTCCATGCTCCACCAGGGCCTGAATAGGCACGTCGAGCGCATGACGTTGGACTCCCTGGCCAAGTTCGGCGCCACTGTGCCGAGTGCCATCCCCGATCTGCTGGAACCTCAGCTACTGACCTTCAGTTCAGAGCGCGGCATGATGGTGGCCGGCTTCGAAGAAATCGCCGGCTGTCGGTACTACCAGGGCTGGTGGATTAGGTGGATACCTGAATGACGACGCGGAAGGCTGCGCCCGCACTCGCCACCTTGTCAAAACGTAGCCGGTAGGCTACATTAAAGGCGTAGGGACGTACTGATTCGCGTGAGGACTTATGAAAAAACTGTATGAAGACAATCCGCACGACAGCCGCTTACGACGAGTTCGAATCGTCGCTTAAAGACCTTGCCGGTAGAGCCCGAATTCAGGCGCGTATTCAACGCCTGGCCCACGGCAACGCCGGCGACCATCGAAACCTGAAGATGGGCGTGTCCGAACTGCGCATAGATGTGGGGCCGGGATACCGGGTCTACTACACCGAACGCGACGACGGCACGATTGTTATCTTGCTCGTTGGGGGCAACAAGGCCACCCAACAACGAGATATAGATATGGCATACGCGTTGGTGGAGCAGCTTTAAAGCACACCGAGACGCCCGGGCAGCGGGACCTGGCCGGGCGTCTGAACCGCTCCAATTGCCTGGGGAGCAATGAACATGACATTGAATACTCGCGAGTACGACGTCGCAGAACGCCTGCGGACGCCGGAAGAAATGGCGCTCTACTTGGACGCCTGCATTGAAGAAAGCGACGGAGACGCGGCCTTTATAGCCAAGGCCCTGGGCGACATTGCGCGCGCCAAAGGCATGACGCAGGTTGCGAAGGATGCAGGCCTGTCGCGTGAAAGCCTGTACAAGGCCCTGTCAGGCGACCGTGAACCAGATTTCTCGACGATTCTGAAGGTTTCGCGCGCCTTGGGCTTGCGCCTGCACGCCACGCCTGCCTAAGCGCCACGATCACTCGGGGGCCGTCAGCGCGTCGTAAGAACGCTCGCAGCTCAGTCCGGCGATACGGGCACGGTCCGCAATTCCCGCAAGGTCTTCAGCTCGGAAGCTAACCCGTCCGAGCATGTAGGCAAGCAGATCGACGGCGTCGGCTCCTGCCGGGCTTCCGTCGGTAAGGGTGGGATCGCGACCTGCTGCGGCACCAACCAGCGCGTCGGCGCGCTCGAGCAGCCCGCGGCGCTCAGCACGAGCACGAGCAGCATCCCCCGCTGCAGCAGCGGCCTGTTTCTTAGCATCATCTCGCTGTTTCTCCACGGCAGCAGTGCGCCGCCTCCCTTCGGTCCTGGCCGCTTCGACGGCGGTCACGGTAGCCTGGGCCTGGTCATCCCTGGCTTTGGCATGGTCGCGCTCGATATAGGCGATCTCCGCGCCATAGCGCCAGCCCTGCGCGGTCCAGGCCGCGCCACCCGCCAACATTGCACCGGCCAGCGCCGCCGCGGCGTAGCCTCGCCATCCCACCAGCAGGCCGGCCACCTTTTCGCCGGCGGCCATCATGCCGGCGCCTTCCAGCCGCGCGGCAGCTGAAAGTGGGGCCCGTCGTAAAACGACTTCCAATCGCCGCCCCACTCCACCGGCACGCCCAGCTCGGCCGCGCACGACTTCACGACGTCGGCCAGGCGGCGAAACTGCGCCAAGTCTTTCCACGGGATCACCTTGTCCACCAGCGGCGCGAGGTCAACCGCATGGCCGTAGCCGTCGGGCTGCACCAGGTGCAAACCGTTCAGGGTCTGACTTTTTCCCTGTTCCACCATTTCTCGCTGGCGCTCGGGCGTGCGCAGGCCTTCCACGACGGTGAAATCCACGGTCGTGCGCTGGATGGCCAGCTTGACGACCGCGACGAGGCGCGGGTGCACGCCCTCCAGGCGCTGTAGGCTGCGCGCCGAAAGAATGAATCTGGACATCGTTGCTCCTAGAAAAGAAAAGCGCGCCCGAAGGCGCGCGATGGGTAAATCAAACGGGCGGGGGTCAGGGGCGCGCAGCGCGGGCCTGCTGGTCGGCCATCATGGCCAGGCGGTTGCGCGCGCGGTACAGCAAATCAAGCTGCGCGCGCTTCTCTTCGGCCGGCAGCGCCGCGCGCTCTAGGCTCTTGATCCTGGTGTTGACGTCCCGCAGTTGGCTGTCGGCGGCCTTGAACAGGGCGCGCACGCGCAACTGGTCCTCGCCGGCCAAGTCGCGGGCGCGCTCCAGATCGCCCAGCTCGCGCGCCTGGGAGTAGGCCGCATACACCTGGTTCACCTCGCGCTGCTCGTCATAGAAGCGCTGGATGTACTTGCTGCTGCGCGGGTCGGCCTCCTTGACGAAATCTCCGACCACAAACCAGTTATCCATGCGGCTCAAGTCGCGGCGCGGGTTGTCCGGTAGGCCGGATATCGGCCTGGCCAAAAGGTCGGACACGTTCAGTGCCTGCGTCCCCAGCCAGCCGAAGTAGCCGCGCACCAGGTGCTCCAGGCGCTGCGGTGATAGGCCCAAGGTGCGGCCCAGCGCGACCGCCCCGGCGGACGTCGACGGAGTGAAGCGATCCCCAGCCGGTAGCCGCTGCTGGCCAACGCTGTCGATGTCCCGCTCGCGGAAGGAGTCGTAATTGAACGCGGCTTCCATCGCCGGCTTCACCATCTGGGGCACCGGGTTCATGGACAACTGCTCACTCAAGATGGTCCCCACCGTTCGGCCGAAGTCTCCAAGTCGGAAGTCGTCGCCGCCAAACGCCAGCTCCGTGGCACGTTCGACCACGCTACCAAGGGCACCGATTTCGAATGGCTTGGGGATGTAGACAAACTGGTCAGTGCCCGGCAGCTTGGTGATCCAGAACGAATTCCGGGCCCAGTCAGGCAGCTGCTTGTAATCGTCGTCGTCCTTCATGCCCAGGTACAGCAGGGCCGAGGCCATCGCCACGGCGCCCGTCACCACAGCAAAGCGGGCAGGATCCGCGGCCGCGCCGCGGCCAAGCTTGTACATCCCCTGCAGGCGTGCGTTGAAGAACGGCACCACCTGGGAGAGCAGCCGCACGGCGGAGAAAGTCCCGCCGGCGGTGAAGTCCATGAGGTCGCGCGCCGCGTAGCTCGCCTCGAGATGACTGCGGCCAGCCTTGCGCGCCTGCTGGTAAATGGCGGCGCGGTTGATCGTCTCCGACCTGTCGCCGGTTTCCTGGTACCAGTCGAATGCCTTGCGCAGCGCCCGACCCATGCCGGCGGGCGATGTGATGACGTCGTCCGGGTGCGCACCCAGCTCGTCCACCAGGCGCTTCACATTGCGGGCGTTGCCGTCGTTGAAGGATCCGAATCGCACGGCGCCGCCGCCCGCCATAAGCCGGCGCCAAGTGTCGCTCTCCGAACCTGTCGCCTTCCAGCCTTCCACTAGATTGCGCAGCGGATTGGTGGACAGATTGCTGTCGATCGCCATGGCCTGGATGGTGTCGCGCAACAGGTTGCGCACGCGGAAAGTCGGGCTGATTGTCACGCCCACGGTCAGCGCGTGCTTGAACTTGCGCGCCGCCTTGGTGAACGGATCATTGGACCCGACGTAGTGCAGCGAAGTCAGGGCGTTCATCACCAGGGGGTCGCTCACCTGAAAGTGGCGCTCCTGGCCGTCGAACATCGCCCGCACGCTGCCGCGCTCCGCCTGGCGCACGCGCGAGGCGATACCCAGCTTTTCCGCCTCCTGGAGCGCAGTCTGGGCGGCCAGATTCTTCATGCTGGCTGAGAGCAGGTGCGACCAATTGGATACCGTATTGGCTACCAGGTCGCCCAGCTTGTCGGTACCACCCTTGAGGCGCTTGTAGGCGTGCTGCCCCACCAGGCCACCAATCTGGCCGGGCCCCATGGTGCCGGTCGCGTCGTCCTCCATGACGCGGTAGAACGGGACGTAAAACTCGCTTTCCCACAGCTTGCGAGCACTCGGGTCGACCAGCCCGGCCTGCTGCGCCACGTCCAAGACAGAGCGCTGCAGCTCGTTGAACTGGGCGAGGGCTTCGCGGTAGACCGCTGCCCGGTCGCGGCCGTCGGCCATCTTGCCGCTGGCCAGGCGCTTGCCGACCGCGATGTCCTCCGGCGTGAAGAGGCGTTCGCGCGATGCGGCGGATACCTTCGCGCCCGGCCATTTCGCGGCCTCGGCGCGGGCGGCAGTCTCACTGGCAAAGCGCTCCGTCACGCCGTTGTCGAATCGGACCTCCCATTCGGCGGCCAGACGTTCGGCACGATTCGCCGCAATCCAGGCCATGAAATGATCATGCTCACCGTTCAGGCCGGCCAGGATCTCGGCCAGCCCCTTGCCATCGGCAGTGTCCAGCGCGCCGTCCTGCAGCTTGACTGCGCCGTGACGCACCAAGTATTCCGCGGCGCCGTCCGCTCCCTTGGACAGGCGCGCCTGCATGTACGCTGTAGCGCTGACGCCCTTGAGCGGGGCGAACTGGTCGAAAATCCCCTGCACCAGCTTGGCCTGCCAGCGGTCGGATGCCTTGGCCAAGCGCTCTTTGATGGGCTCCTGCTCCGCCCATGCGCCGATCTTGCCCAGGAACTTATTGCGCTGGCCGCGTTCGATGTCGGACAGGGATTCGCCGGGCCGTGCGATCTTGGCCCCCCGCTTCGGTTCACGCTGTGCGGCAGGTTCGATCGACGGTGCGCCGGCCGTGGCGGATGCGGCCCGCGACTCCATGGGCCCAGAAGTAGAAAGCCCCGCATTGGGCGGGGCTTTGTTGGTACTGTCGGCACCTAGTGGGCGCGTGGCTTCTTCAGCAGTTCGCCCGCCAGTTCCACCGACTCGCGCATGTCTTTCAGCAAGGATTCGACCTCGGACGGCGTCAGGCGCGTCATGCTTGGCGAGATAACGACCTTCTGATTCTGTGAGCGCGTCGAAGCCGCGGCCAGTGGCTTCGCGGAAAGCTTGTTCGACATCGCCATAGCGGGCTCGCAGTTCAGACAGGGTTTCGGGGGACAGCCGCAAGGTAGCACTGTAGAGCTTACCCGTCAACGCGAAGGAGCCCACGACCCGGCCCCCATTCTGCTCGATATGTGAGGCCAGTGCGGCCAGAGTGCCGCCTTGCGTCAGGGTGTCATCGACCAGGAAATAAGCCTTGCCCGGTTCCACCTGGCCATCGAACTCCGGCTGTTGGAATATCCGGCCCAGGCCATCCAGCGCAGTGCGCTTGGCCTTGACGGACTGATAAATGCCGACCTCCAGAGGCAGGCCAAGGCGTTCGGCCAAGGCTTTGGCCGTCACAACGGGGATCTTGTTATGCCCGGCGGCCTCAATGGCCAGGACCGGCACGATCGAGGGTTGCTCGCCGCCGATCGCCTCCCTGACCTGCGCGACGGCGTCGTCCGACAGGACATCCTGGACAAGGCGCACGGCCGCCGTCGTGTCGCCGGCCTTCGCCGCGGCATGGTCCGGATGCTTGCCCGCCGTTCCCAACCGTTGCCCGATCACGACGGGCGGCAAGGTGACGGCGTCGGCACCGCGGCGCGACTCTGCCGCCAGCGACGCTGCTGCCTCTTGCATTCCCGCGCTCGCGCGCGCGGCCGGCGCACGCTGCAAGAACCGGCCAGCGTCGATCACCATCTGCTTGATGTCGGTGTTGGTCAGCTTGAGGCTCACACCCAGCCGGCGCAGCGCGGCGCGGATCTTGCCATAGAGGCGTTCCAGAAAGATGGGGCGCCTGCCCTGCTCCGCCATCCGGGCCAGCACTTCGCGAGCGCGGTTCTCGGCAGAGTAGTCCGGGTAGCGCAGCGTGACCGCTTCGAACGTGGCGTAATGCGGATGATCGGGCCCGGCGTTGCGCGGAATGTGCGCTCCATCAGGTGCGCGCGCCAGGCGGCGCACGTCCGTCAGCACGTCGCCGAAGCGATCGCCCAGCAGCGCCTCCACGCCGAAGTGCCCCACCACCTCATGCGTCAGCACCTGCTGCAGGCGCTCGGCCGTGGGCAGATTCTCGGCCACCAGGTAGATGCGCCCGCCATCATGCGCCGGATAATATGCTCCCTCAGCAAGGGTAGACGGCTTGGCCCCCTCCGGGATCTGGTCCACGCTTTCCACGACCGACACGCGCAGACCTGCGGCGCCGGGCAATTTCCCCATGAACTCCTCGGCTTGGCGGCGAGCTTCGTCCACCTCCAGCCCCGGGCCGCCCTCGCCACGGCTCTCCAGCGCCACCCGCCCATCCTCGCCCGGCACCTGTTCCACCGTCTGGAAGAAGCGATCGAAAGCTGCGCGCACCGGCGCAATTTCTCCCGCCGTAGGATAGGGATAGCTCGCTTCGTCGCCGAACGCCTTTTCCTCCACCACGTTGGCCAGGTAGTCGTTGGCGGCGCCCTGATCAGCCAACTTGGCGATCAAGTAGCTCTCGAAGGCGCGGGCAGACAACTCGGGGCCCGTGGACCAGTAGTCCTTTGCCCGGCGATCATCCAACTTTCGGGACCGCTCCCGCATGCCGATCAAGCCAATGGTCTGTTTCAGGTTGCCAAAGGCCTCAGCCATGACCGGGCGAATACCCTCGGTCGCACTGCCCGTCTCGGACGCGAAGCCTGTGGGCGCGCCGCCGCGACGCGCGAAATAGTTGTCCAGGCCGTGCCACCATTCATGACCCAGCGAGCCAGCGCCGCGCCCCTTCGTCAGGTTAATCACCACCTGAACGAGCTCGTAGTGGGCCTTGGCCGCATCCACCCCGCCCCTGCCCCGTGCGCCGAACGCCAGGCCAAGCTCGCCATTCAGGGACAGCGCGCGCGCCGGCAACCCGAGCACACCAGCCATATCCATGAGCGCGTCGTAGGCCTCGTTCAAGTCGGCTTGGCGACGGCCGCCCTCCACGTAGTTGCCAAACTGCACGCCGCGGAACCCAAAGGCGTCCGAGAATTGCTCGGGCGTAACGTCCGCGCCGTCGCGATGGTCCACACCGACGCGCGGCGCATTGGTCGGCCGGCGATGGTCCGGAGCAACCTTCAGTTTCTCCAGGCGCTCCGTCAGCTTGTCCTTGTTGTCGGCCAGGTAGGCGCGCGCGGCCTTGATGTCGGGGAAGTGCTCCAGGTCGATGCGCGTGCGGCCAACCTTCTTGCCGATGTAGAAGCCGGGCATCCGCGTCCGCGAGTAGATATCGAAACGCACCTCCCGCTCCGGCGTCGCGGTTCCATCCTGCTCCTCGGCGTAACGTTTGAATTCGGCGATCGCCGCGTCGGCGGTGTCGCCATGACCCAGCCTCCGAGGCCAGTTGCCAAGGCTGGAATATGCGCCTCGCTCCACCGTCCAGATAGTGCGCGGTGGATTGTGAGGCACGCCGTCGAACATGCTGTAGTGGCCCGCTGTCAGCGTGACCCCTCGCAGGGAGCGATCATGGCCCATGGCCTCGTATAGGCGCGCTCGCCCGTAAACCTTGCCCAGCGCTGGCGACTTCTCCAGGCCCGCTCTGATGTCGGCACTTGCGACAGAACCGCCCAGCAGCGAACCGGAAAACTCCCGCAGGCGCTGGACCTGCTCTGTCCAGCCGCGCAGCTTCCAGGTGCTGCGCGGCTTGGCCGGCACTTCGTCGCGGCTCGCCCGTGCCAAGGCAACCAGAAACGGGTCTGCGCCGTCCTCGATGAGCTTGGCATAGTTGGCTTCTGGCCAGGTTTCGGCCAGCGTGTGCTTGGCGATGGGCAGCGTCTCGGCCAGGCGCATGCGCTCGGCGTACTGCTGCGCGTAATGCTTGCGAGCGCCCTCCAGCGTCTCGCCGAAATCTTCGATCTTGCCGACGGCGCGCGAGTCCGCCAGATCGGCTGCAGGCTTTTCGGGCACCGCTTCTTGCGTGGGCGCGCTGACTGGGGCCAGTTCCTGCTGCCCCCGCGCTGCGGCCTGGTCGGCGGCTCGGTCGCTGCCAGTCAGGACGAAATCGTCGCGGCTGGCGTCTGCCTCGGCGCGCCGCTCCGCCCCGCGCTCACGCGCTGCGGTCTGCCGGTCAACCTCGGCTTGCTCCTGGGCCGCGGTGCGCAACCCGTCAGGCGTCGGCTGCTCGAGAATCAGCTCTTGCGCGCGGCCTTGCGGATCACTTCCTGCGCCATCTCCTTGACTTCCGGAGTCATCTGCACGGCCTCCAGGATCGACATCGTCCCATCGACCAAACGCTGCTGCTTCGGACTTAACTGCGTCGGCAAACGCGGCGGGGGATTCTTCGGCTTGAATTGCCGCGCGCTCGATGATGGCTTCTCGGGCTTTTGCATTCGTAATTCCTTGTGCGTGGAGATAGGCCGCGGCGTCGAATTGGGCGGCCAGGTCTTCCATGGTCGTGTCTGCCGGCATTTTGCCAATCGCGCCAAACAGATCGGTCGCAATCTGTTCTTTCGTTTTCTCGGGATTGTCGAACCGTTCGGCTTCGCGCTCAGCATACGCGCGGCGTGCGGCCTCGTCCATCTGCTCGAGCGTGTAGACCGCCTCGCCTTCGAGGGCTTCGCGCACGCGGTCCATAGCGGTGCCCGAGAGGTCGACGGTGTCGCCGTCCATCGGCAGGTATCCGGCCTGCTGCATAGCCTCCACCAGCATGTCGGCGTCCATACCGCCCCTGCGGAACAGCCCGGGCGCGCGACGATTGGCCAGGTGCGCGCGGTCGCCATAGATATCGCCGGCCAGTTCCGGACGGATGCTCCCGGCCTTGCGCACCATCTGCAGAAAATCACGGCGCGCGGCGCGGCCGAAGTCAGCCGCCGACGGCACCGACTCCTCCGCAGGCGCCTGGCCGGTGCGCGGTCTGGCGACGAATCCGCCCTCGACTGCCACCGGCTCTGCATTTCCATGCGCCGACGCCGCCCGCTGCGCAGCGCCTCGCGTCAGAAATGGCCTGCCGTTCTTGGCGGTGATATCGGGCTCGCCCACGACGCGGCCCAGCCCGGAATCGGCGGCAGGCTTCGTGGTATCAGCCTCGCTCAGCCAACGTTTGAAGGTAGCGACGTCCATTTCCGTCACCTTCCCCATACCCTTCCAGCCTGGTGTATAGCTGGCATGGTACGCCTGCTCGGCGGCCTCGCGGCTGTCGTAGCCCAGCATGACCTTGGATTCATCGAAGCCGCGGTGTCCCGGATCCAGCTGGTCGATCACGAACACCGGGCCGCTGAAGTCGGGAGCGGTGCCCGGCCGTACAAATACGTCGACCTGATCACCGTCTGCGCCCTCCGTGCGGCGAATGTAGCCGTAATGCCCCGCCATACGGTTCGCCCACTTCGACCCATCCGGGCTCACGCCACGGCGCATCGACCCTTCCGGGTTTTCGATGGAAATGTCCATGCCGGCCACGCGAGTCCGACCGACTTTGTAATTCCCGGCCTCCTTCTGCGCGCCGCTCGGCTCGCGCAGAGCATTGAGCGGCGAGGTAGCTGCTTCGTGGGCGGCAGAATCCACGCCGCTACCGGGATGACGGCGCCCGGCCGCAACCACATCGGGCGTCAGCCCGACCTCCGCGCGCCGCGCCGCGTTCTGCCGGTGCTGCGCCAAGGTGCCGGCCTGGCCTTCCGCGTTGATGGCCCAGGTGGGCGCCGGCAGCGCAAGCGGCGAGCGCTCCGCCGGCGGCGAGGCAGGTTGGGCGGGTTCCGCCAACTGGCTGGCGGGATGGCGACGGCCGGCCGCCCACACGTCCGGGGTCAAGCCCGTATCACGACCATTGTCGAGCGCGTCCGCACGCGCTGCACGCGCAGCGGTGCGCTGCTCCGCGGTGCGCGCCACGCCATCCTGGCCCACTTCGATGCGCGGTGCCGGCAATGCCAACGGATCGCGCGTCCTGCCAATATCGGACGGCTCATTCGGCTCGGATAGGTTCCAGGCCGGGTGCCCCAGCGCCGCACGTGCTACGTCCTCCGACATGCCCATAGCGTCGCCGTCATCCCGGCGAGAAGCCTGCCGCTGGTCGGTAGTGCGCGCCGTGCCGCGTGAATCGACAGTGACCGTGGGCGCCGGCAATGCGGCGCGCGCTGGCGCGCCCTGGAGCGCAGCGCGCACCCCGTCATTCATTTGGGCCGGCGTGTAGGGCTGCATGCCGTTCTCGTGCCGGATGATTGCCGCGGTAAGGCGCGTCAACGTGTCGGGGTCATTCAAATCCAGTTGCTGGTCCGGCTCAACGCCCAGAGCCTGCGCGACCTGGCGGACGTAGGCGCCCGTGTCGTTCTCGGACGACGGCGCCCATCGGCTGATGATTCCTTCGACGGTATCCAGCCCGTGCTGGCGCTGATAGGTGAGAAGATTCCGCGCGGTGGCCCGGATGCCGTCTTCCGGCGTCTCGAAGGTAGCAAAGCGCGGATCATTCCCTTGCACCTCGCCGGCGAAGCCGACGCCCTTCTGGATATTGCCCGGGTTGTTGTTTCGGATTCCACGCGGTGCATTGGAGGGCATGCGCCAGGACTCGCGCGCCGTGAACCCGTCGCCGGCGGAATACCCTTCGGGTGCGGCCAGCGCGTCGCGCCGCACGGGCCCGTCCAGCACCGGGAACGCTTCCGGCCCGCCCAGCGCTGCGGGGCCATCCATGGCTTGCCGGAGGGTGTTTCCCGGCATAGGATCGGCCGCCAGCTCGGAAAGGCGCACGAAATGCCCTCGCCCGTCTGCAGTTCGAACGCGCGCCAGTGGTTCGCCGCCGGCGCGTGCCGTCGCGGCATTGCGTTCCACGCCCATGAACTCCACGGCCAGCTCGCGCCCGTTCTGGCGCAGGTAGACCGTTTGCCGCGGCGCAAAGCCGGCCGCCGGCGAAGCGCTAGCGGTAGTTGCACCGGCAGCTGCCGCACCATCCGCCGTGGCGCCACTCCCCCCATCGGCATCCACCGAGCCCGGTCCCGGCGCCTCGGCCGCTACTCCGGGTCGGACGATGAAGCCGTTTTCGTAGCGCAGAACTTGCGCGTCGCCGCCCAACTGCTCGGCCTGCTGGCGCGCGGCGCTTGCCGTCACGAAGGGCCTTCCACTGGGGTGCATGACGTCGCCGGCCTCGAGCGCTGGCGCCACGCGCACACCGCGGTTTCGAACCCCATCGGCCGCGCCGTGAATTGCACCGGGGCCCACGCCGGCGACGAAGCCCAGCGCCGCGTTACCGAACGAGCCCTCCAGCGGGTCCAGGTCCGTGCCCGCGCCCGCGTTAATGCCCTTCTGTGTCGCGACACCTTCGCCCACTTCCTGGATGGCCTCCTCAGTGCCGGCCAGACCGGCGCGGCCCACCGTCTGCGCGACTGCCCCTCGGCCGCCCAGCACGCGGCCCGCGGGTGACAGGATCTTGCCGGTCGCCGCACCGCCGGCGGCAGACACTGGAAGGGTTCGGACAAACGCGGCATCCTCCGACGCGGCGCGCACGCGCGCCCGCGCCTCCGACGGCGTCAGCCCCTGGGCGAGCAAGTCGCGAAAGCCGGACGAGGCCTCAGCCAGTTGCTGGTCGTCCATTGCATCGATGGTCTCGCGTGCCTGTTCGATGGCGCTGCCGCCGCCCATCGCGCCTCCCGCGCCCGCACCGGCCGCCATGCGCGCCCCGACGCCGGCCGGGCCGGCTGCCAACGAAGCCGCGATCGGCAACAGGCTGGAGCCGCTGGCGTTCAAAGCCTGGAGGGCCAAGCCCGACGCTGAAGGGTCTCGGCCAAGCGTCCACGTGTCCGGTTTATCCAGGTCACCCCCCGGCTGCGAGTCCGCCTCGCGCTGCTTCGCCTCGGCGCTGCGCGAATCAAGCACGCGCTGCCCCAGGTCGCGAGTCGCGTCCGCCGCACCTTCCAGCGGATTGCTGGGAATCTCCAGCCCGGCGTCGAAGGCCTGGTTGAGGGCGGTAACCCCCACACGCCCCAAGCCTTCGGCCACCTTTCCAACACCGCGCACGGCGCTGCCCGCGCCCTTGATTGCACCGCCGGCGAAGGTCTTGGGATAGTCGACGAACTCGATGCCGCTGGCGTCCTGCTGCGGCTGCTGGAAGTCGGCAACGCGGAACGTAAACGGCGCGGTCTCCAGTGGCGTGCCGGTGGGCGCCTTCGCGTCCGAGAATCGCAGGCTCAGATCCTGCCGCACACCGTCGCGGCGCGCATCCACGCTGTCTTTGAACTCGACATCGTCATCGCGCTTTTCAAAGTTGTCCATCTACACCATCTCCGTTGGTGCGGCCCATGGCGGCACGCGTGATTTCGGATCCTTCCGTCGCCCTGGCCCAGCTGTCTGCGGCTGCCCGCTCCGCGGCCCGCGCCAGTTCGACGTCGTTCTCTGCCTGTTGCAGGAGGGCAGCGTGCCTGGCCCGTGCCTCGGGACCGGCCTTCAGGCCCGGCGGCTTGGTCCGCAGCTGCCGCACAACCGCTTCCGCCTGACGCAACTGCGCCCGGGCGGAATCCAGTTGCACGCCTTCGGGCCGGTCAGCGTCTTGGTCAGAGGACGAACCGCCTGACGCTGGCGCGCTGGCGGGGCCTGCGCCGACCGACGTGCCTGCCGCGCGTGCGGCCCCTGCAGCACCTGCGGCCGCAGTCGCCGCCGACGGCGTGGCCTGTGCGGGGCCCGCACTCGGCTGGCCGCCCACTGCGGACGCTGGAGCGGCCGAAAGCCGCGTGCGGATCTGTTCCTGCACCTCTTTGGGCACGACGGAGACGGGCAGGCGGATAAGCTGGCCCTCGTGTTCAACACCGAATCCAAACTGACGCTCGCCCAGACGGATCGGCACGATGTCCGCCGTGCCCGCCTGGACCTGCTGGGCAAGGGAAGCCAGGTTTCCGGCCGTGAGTACTTCCCCTTCCGGTGTGCCGGCGTTCAAGCGGTTGATGTTCTCGCCCGTGGCGATGATTCCGCTGACCTGCTTGCGCTGGTCGTCGCCCAGGCCTTCCAGGCTGTCCACCTTAAAGATCCGCATGACGTGGTTGGCGAAGTCCTTGTTGGACGTGACCATCTTGGGCTTGCCGGCTTCGCTTCCCTCTGCCCCTACGCGCATGCCCCCTTTGCCATCGGGCACATACAGCGTCTGATCCTTGCCCAGGACGCGCGGCTTGCGCAGCTCCTCGTCGCTGCGCAGCTGGCTCTCCAGCAGCTTGTCGCGGCGCTTTTGCTCCGCTTCCCACAGCGATTTCGCCTGTTGCGCGACCATCGCCTGTTGCGCTTTGGGGTCGCTGACGTTGCGCACAAAGCTCTGCAGCATGAACTCGCTGATGGGCTGCTGGACGGGCGTGCCGGTGGCCGTATCCACGCCGACAAAGTCATAGACGGGCGCGCCGCCCGCCTGCTCAGAGCGCTTGTTGATCGAGGTCACCTCAATGCCGCCGGGCATGAAGCGGTTCACGAACGGAACATACGCATTGGGGTCGCCGGTCAGCTGGTAGCGACTCTGTGCCGCGTTGAACGCTTGTTCGCGATGCTGGCCGACGAATTTCTCCCGATCGGCCAGCAACTGCATTGCGCGCCCGGGCTCACCCAGCTCGAGGGCCTTGCGGTAGGCACGGGTCAGTCCGTCCGCGATCTGGCCGAACTCGCTTCCGCCGAGATAGTCAGCGGGCTGCGGGCTTTTTTTTTCAGCCGCGGCCGGCAGGGGGGACGCCGCCGCGCGCAGTGCGGTACCGCCCAGGCCTTGCGGCGCGGAGTCGGCCAGGCCGACCGTGCTGGCGTCCAGTCCCTGCGGCGCCGCCGACGGTACGGGTGCGCCCAGCGCCACGGGCTGCAGGCCCCACGCATCACCAACCGCCGGACCTGATGCCACGGACTGAGCCGACTGAATTCGCTCCAATCCACCCCCGGCCGCAGGCTGCGCGGTGTCGCCCGCCAGCGCGGCCGCGATCTCCCTATCAGCCCGCTTCCGCTTTTCCTCCGCCTCCCGCGCCAGGTTCCTGTCCTTGGCCGTGTCATAGGCCTGAGCAATGGCCATCCCGTTCCGCAGCCCGTCAGCCAGGCCGCCCGCAAATCCGCCGTTCATCGCCATCAGATCCTCTCCAGTCCAATCAGTCCGCCCGACAGGTCGCCGGCCAACGCCGGCGGCAATTCGCCGCCGGCTCCAATTTCCTCAGGGACGGCCACGCGCTCCAGGCCCGGAGCGCCGCGGGCGCTGCGACGCTGCTCCAGCCGGTCCACCTTCTTGGCTAGCGCGCGGATGGCCGCGTGGTGCTTGCCGCTCACGCTGATCATGTCCAGGCCCACACCGCCGGGCGCGACCTCATCCCCAAAGGCCGCCTGCATGTCCTCCGCGTACGGGCCGACGTGGCGGCCGCCGTCGGCCACGCCGTCCTGATACTTCCAGTTCTCGACCGGAACGCGCGTCAATCCGTCCAGCGCGGCATCGTCATCGACCGGCGAGCCGTCCTCCTTCAGCTCCTTCGACGAGAACATCATGGCGCCGGCCATCATCCCGGTGCCGATCAGCGATCCCAGGCCTGCCTGGCTGGACGAATTCGCCTGCTGCTGCATCTGCATCTGGCTCATGCCCATGTTGCCCATCGAGTTGTAGGCGCTGCTCGCCGTGCCGAGCAGGCCCTGCCCGGTCCCCGCGGCATTCCCCTGGGCGGCCTGCGCGCCCATGACACCCGTGGCGGCGTTCCCGGCCTGCAGCGATGCCTGGGAAGCGGCAATGCCCGTCCCGGTCTGGTTCCGGCCGAAGCGCGCGGCGTTCTCCCGCAAGCTCATGCCCAGAATCTTGGTGTCGTTGCGCTCTTTCGTGACGGCGCCCGCCGTCGCCAGCGCCCTGGCATTGGCCTGGTCCGTCATTGCCGTGCTGCCCAGGCTGCTGGTGGGCGAGACGCCCATGCGCGCCATCTCGCGCGACGTCTGCTCCTGCGTGTTGTCGAACTGCCGACCCACCGTGGCCGCGGCCAGGCCTTCGCGGCGCGCCACCTCCTCCGGGCTGTCGTAGTTCATGGCCTCTTCGGCCATCTTGTTCTCGATGGGCTGGAAGACGTCCTTGTATTGCTGCCACTGATCGTCCCCGCGCTCGGCGTTCTTCGTGGCTTCGCTCAGCGCGTTGTTCATCAGGCCCTGGTAGATGGGCGCGAACTGGTCCGTCAGGTCCTTGTTCCATTCGAAGTTGCGTTCGGCCAGATCCTGCGCACGCATCCCGATCTGCGCGTTCGCTTCTTGCGCCCGGCCCACGGCCGGGTCTTGCTTCACTTCCGAGGACATGCACCCCATGTCAGTCTCCCCGCGCGGCCCGCTCGGCCTCAAGGTTGGTCAGGTATTCGCCCCAGGGCTCCGTCAGCTGCCGCAGCTCCACGCCCACGTCCCGCGCCCACCGGGGGCCGCCCAACAGCAGCGCGCTGTGCGTGACCAGGTCCACGTAGGCGGCGCGCAGCACGTAGGCGATCCGCTTGGGCGCCGTGCCTTCGGCGCGCTCCAGCTCCGTCGCGACCCGCCAGTTGGTGCTGGCGTTCGCCAGGATCGAATTCAGCGTTTCGAAATTGGCGCGATAGAACGGGTTTCGGGGCAACAGCACCAGGGCGGCGAACATGCCATCGTTGATTGCCTCGTCATCCAGCACCTGGTCGCGGTCGATCAGGTCGTCCCACAGGTGCGCCGCCTGGAAGGCCAGCCGCAGAAAGTCCACCGCGGCCTGGTTGCCGCGCATCCAGCGCAAGGCCTGCGCAGGGTCAAAAAAAGGCGCGCTCATTGGCGCGCCTTCTTGGGCTTGGGTGTCGCCGCCCTGGGGACGGCGGGCGACTTTCGTGGCCGCCGCGTGGGCGACGGCTTGCGCTGGTAGGCGGGGTCGATGATCGCGGCCGGCGCAGCCTGGTCCGCGCTGCGCACAGTTTCCCCGGCCTGCTCGCCGGCGCCCGCGTCCACAGCATCCGCCGCCGCGGCGCTGGCCGCCGCCTGTCGCTCGGCCTGCACCGCCTGGTGCAGGATCTGCGCCAGGTTCATCACCAGCCCCATGGCCAGCTCCTGCGTCAGCCGGTTGCCGACGTTGGAAAAGATGACGCTTTCGATTTCCTTGTTCAAGGAGTGCTCCCAATGATCTGCGTTAGAGGATGCCCGCGACGTCGATGATCGACACTTCCGCGCTGGGCGAATATGAAACAAAGGCGTTTGCGTAGACAGGCGCCCATCCGATGAACGGCGTGGACCATTCACCAAAGCTCGCCAGGAAGCCGTTGGGGGTCGGGGCCAGGGTTTCCATCATCAGGTAGGAAATCCACCCGCCGCCGGCATACGGCTGGCAGTTGAAGCCCTGCCGGATGAAGGATTGGTTGTAGGCGTACTTGCCAGACACCAGGCCGTTGTAGGCCCACCCATCCTGGAAGGCCAAGCGGTAGGCCTCGTAGTAGGCCGGCACAGTCACGCTGCCGACAATGTCCAGCGGTCGTTGCGCAGCGGTGAAAATTTGCGCGCCGACCTCGTTGAATGCGTCCAGAAAGCTCGGCTCCACCGGACGGTCGAAGACGTAGTACTCGCATGCATTGCGGAACGACAGTTGCAACTGACCATTCACCAGGTTCGCCAACCGGAGATAGCAGGGATTGGCCAGCGGCCGAATGAACACCACCGGGTCAACGGCCGGCACCGTGACATCCGTGTTGGCGACGCCGGCGTGGCGCAGGAACATGTTGATCGACGAGCTGTCGACGATCAGCTCGCTCGTGCCTGACATCACCTGAAAGCCAGCGCTCATTACCTAACTCCGTAGACGACCTTGACCGAGACGCGATCGCCCGGCATTCCAGAAACAAATTGCCAAGTGATCGTGGTCCCTACCCTCCTGATGTCGGGGGCATTGCTGTGCGACGGCGAGCCCAGGGGAAAGGACGCAATCCACGGTATGCCCTCGGCCAGCTCCGGGAAATTAAGAGATCCATTCGACGTGCCAGTAAAAAAGGCCCCGCGCTGCCGCGCGATCTTGCTGGTGTATGACGTCAGGACCGCCCCATTCGGGGCGTAGGTCTCGATCCCCACCGGCATTACCAGATCCCCAGACGGACGCGTAGGACGTTGGCCGCGTCGTAGACCAGCAGCAGGTTGTCCCGAATCTCCAGGCGGGCGCCGCTGGCCGCGGTGCGCAGCAGGCCGATAGTCGCTGTGATCGCAGACAGGGACGTCACGCTCAGCTTATCCGCCGATATCGACCCAGCGGCGATGCGGGCGGCATTGAGCACGCCCGCCGTGATCTTGTCGGCGCTCAGGTTCGCGATCTTGGCGTTGGTAATCGCCGCGTCCTGAATGTTGGCGGTCTTGACGTAGGCGTCGGTGATGACCGCCAGGCGCGCCGACAGCGAGGCCACCGTCAGGCGGTCCGCATTCAGGGAGTTGACCGCTATCCGGTCGCCGCTCATTTCCCCGAATGTCACCTTCGCCGCGGACAGGGACGCCACCTTGGCATCGGTGATGGCGGCGTTGCCCAGCTGCAGCGTGCTGATGGATCCATTGGCGACGTACAGGTTCCGGATATAGATTCCGGGAGGAACTGGCACGCCGTTGATTTCCGTGGGCTCATGGATTTCGTACAGCAGCGCCTTGGGGTCGCCGGCCGCCGCCAGCACGTCGATCAAATAGGCGGGGTCCAGGGACACGGCGCCGGCAGTTCCGCCGACGTCATTGAAGGGGCCGGTCTTCCCTCCGACGGACACGAACCGAATCCAGTAGAAGTAGGTCGTGTTGGCATCCGTGCCGACGGGGTCGCTGTAAACCCACCCTGTGGTCTGCCCTACGCTGAGCGCCTGCGCCTGGTTGTCCGTGGTACCGCGGAAAATCTCCGCGTAGCCAAAGTACGCGAAGTTTGGCTTGTCCCACTCCAGCACCACGGCGCCAAGGGCCGGCGTGACCCTGAACCCGGTGGGCGCAGGCGGGATTCCGTCGACGACGGGCGGCGTGCTGGGCTGGAATGCGCCGCCTGGATTCTTGATCAGGATCGGCTTGCCGTCCGCGCCGCGCATCGTGACGATGCCGTTCTCGACCAGGTCGCCCCACGTGACGGCGCGGTCGACAGCCTGGCCACCCTGGCCGAAGCGCGTCGCCAGCGTCATGCGCATCTGCTCCAGCGCGCGCGTCGCCGCCGGGTTGCCCGGCAGCTGGGCAGCCTCGATCGCCGGCAGGTCCGTGTACCGGAGGCCGGATCGTTGGGAAGTCGCCATCCTCAGACCGCCGTGACGTTGCCCAAGGTCGACGCCATGGTGACCTCTGTGATTGCCGCCGCGCCTTCGACGGTGAACTCGAAGCTGCGCGCGCGGTAATTGCCGCGAAGCCGAAATGGCCGGCCGCTGCGCACGACGTGCTCAACCAGCACCTCACGCGGGCCGCCCACGGCCTCGATCACGGCGCGCAGCCGGAACGTCACAGGGTAGGCGGCAGCCACCACCTGGGCGGCGCCGATGTTCTGCGCCCGCTCGAGCAGAAACTTTTTGCTCACGCAGCGCATGGCGAGCGGCACCGATCCGCCCGCCCATTTGTGCACGTCGCCGTCAGGCAGCGCCAGAAACAGCTCATCCCGTCGCCCGTCCGAGTACGACGCGGTGGCGTAGACGTCGGTGCGCGTCATGGACATGGCCCCACGGGTGAGGTCGAAGATCAGGCCGCCACGCTGGGCGCCGGTGTCGTACCAGCAAAACAGCCGGCTGTCGTGCACATTGGCGTGCATGGACTCGGGTCGGTAGGCCTGCCATTGATCGCGCGTCAGCAGATCCTCGGTAACCAGCGCGATGCCGCCTGTCTGGTCGACCATGACCAGGCCGTCAGGCGACGCATAGACGACGCCGCCCCTGAACGCCCGGATCGTCCGCTTGGCGACGCACGGCTGGTTGCCGTCCAGCCGCACGGGCGTCAGCGTGATCGGGTCCGCCTGGGTCGCCAGGTAGGTATCGCCCTTGGTGCACACCACCGTGGCCTGCCCCATGATGGCCCCGCCCACAATCTCGTCCGCCACGGGCGAGTAGTACGGCCAGCCGAAGGGCTTAAACACTTCCGACCGGTACACCCGCTTTCCGGAGAATCCAATCATGAAGCCAGCAGGATGATCCATCAGGCCGAACAGGTCGTCCGGTGGCGGCACCAGCGCGCGCTCTGGCAAAGCCTCGCCGAGCATCGTGAAATCGACTTCGTCGCTGAACGTCACGGCGCCGGCCGGAATCTCCTTCCAGAATCGAAGGATGGCCGTTCCCGTGGCGTCCGTCGTGGATAGGTAGAGCCGCTTGAGCGTGATGTTGTATTCGCCCGCCGGCGGCCCTTCCAGGTTGATGACGTTCAGCGTATCGGCCGTCGCGGCATCGAACGGATCACTTACTTCGTTCGGCGGCCCCTCCTCCCCCCAGGCGGACACAAAGGTGTAGGCCAACAGGCAGGATTGCCGCTCCAAGCTGGAAGGCGGATCCGGCTGCTCCGAGATGGTCACGGTAGCGCGCGACGTCGGCGCCGGGATTCCCAGGCGGTACCAGGCGGTGGGCATCAGGTCGTTCGCCGTGGCCATGGTGGAATCGGTCACCCGCGGCGGCTGGCCGGCTTCGGTGAAGTACGTCCGTTCCTGCGCGTCGTCAGGGATTGCACCGCGTGCCACATCCGCGTCATTGAGCCAGTGGAACCAATACCGCGCGTCGTCGTCGATGGCACGGCCGAACCGATAAATAGCCAGCTTCGTGCCCACCTTGGCCAGGTCGGCCACCTTGGCCGGCTCCTTGTAGGGCACCAGAGAGCCGCGCTGCAGGTTCACATTCAGGGCGTCCTGGCTCGCGCCCGTCGGCAGCAGGTGAGGTTCCACGCGCGGCAGCATGCCGGTGAAAGCCTTGATTGCCTCCCTCATCGGAGTTGCGCCCGCGCCGGCTTGCCGATGGCGGCGACATTGCCGCGGGCCCGAAACACCAGGATCGCCAGCAGCACCGCGATGCCCAGTTGCCAGAGCGTTACCCCGCCAGCCCAGGCGCCGAACTGGCCCTGGCGAATCAGCACGTCCAGGCCCTGCCCGCCCGTGAAGACTGCCAATAGGTAGGCAATCGCGGACATGCCCGGGCGATATCGCGCGCCTTTTCGCCGGTAGCAGATCAGTCGCCCGGCCGTGGAAAGGTTCACCGCGACAAAAAGAAAGGCCACCAAATGGTGGCCGGTGGGGTCAAAAGCGAGTGCGGGCATTTGCATGTCAGCCTCCCCGTTTCCAAAGCACCGATATATCGAACGTCTTGATCCGTTCGATGGCCGTGACCGCGATGGTCACCGCCACCGCCGCGGCGACGAAGCCGGTAATCACCGTTTCGTTCACGCCCGTGACGCGGCTTAGCTCGCCGGCGCCAAAGTAGCCCAGCAACCACGACACCAGGCCATAGACCAGGCGGCGCACTACACCCAACTCGCGGCTGTGCATCATGAACACCGCGGCGCCCGCGAAGGCACCGATCAGCGCTCCACTGTCGATGCCCGGCAGGAGCGCCGCGAATAGAACGCCTGATGCCGTAGCCACCGCAGCGCCGACCGTGCTTGTTGGTTCCGCCATTGTTTCTCCAATTTTTTGGGGCATGGTCGCCCCGATGTCGCGGTGGGCCTACGCCCTGATGCTCGCCGCCAGAATAAATAGCGCGTCGACCTGCGCAGCGGTCAACCCCAGCATGCCGGAAATCACCGCCAGCATTTCGCTGTCGCGGCGGAATTCTTGTAGATCATCCCAGGCCCTGCGGTACATCGCCGGCGTGGCGGGATCGGCTAGCAAGACCTCAGCAGCCTCGAACAACGTACCGTCGCCGTGGGCTGTGCGTTGCATCGCCTCGCGTCCCCGGAACCGGCTGACGACCTCTGGCACCGGCGGCGGCGCGGGCGCTTCGGGGTCGTGCGATTCGTAGACTGCCTGCACGGCTTCTATATTCAAGGGCGTGACACCGGAGCCGAAAATAAACTCGCCATCGTCCGACCAGGAAAAGGGAAGACCCAACAGCCCCGCCGCCTGTAGCTCTGCGACAAAAGACGGTCCGATATTCTTCATATCAAATGCCTGCAAGTAAGGTCGTTGCGGAAAGTCACCGGAATGGTGCCGTTGTTCGTCAACCCGTACACCGCAAAATTGACCGTAGCGTCCGTCTGGAACAGATACTCGCCCGATATGGCCACCGCATACTGCCAATTTTGTTGAGCCATCGTGTACCCGTGCCCTCCGGCGAACCCTCCGCCGTCCACAGTGAGAATTGCGTACGCTCCCACTGCTCCGCCTGGGCCTGTCGAAAAGCACACCCCAGTGACATTGACGCTTGCGCTGTCCCCTGCCCACCCAAGAATATTCAAGCCCACGGTTAGCTTGACGTAGGACGTGGATGCCGTGTTGCTGTTGATAGGAGTCTCAGCCGCGCCGTACGTAATCCGGTTGAACCAGGAAATGGTCCAACGATGTTGCGCGGTATTGACGAACCAGGTCGAGGCATTGGTAACGACTTGGCCGACCAAAGTGCGGGTGGGGTCGCCCGTGCGAATTTCGACGCCGTCGGTATGCCGGCTATGCGGGTTCGAACTCTTGGCCATGGCCTCCAGCGCAATGCCGCCGGATCCGTTGTCTTTGGCGTAGATGTAATAGTGCCCGCTCGGGACCAACCCGGCGTTGCTCAGTGTCACGCCGTCGGCGGAGATGTAATACTGTTTCCCATTAATAATCAGCCCGTTGCCATTGTGCGGAACCAATATGATTTGGGTGCTGCTCACCCAGTTCATACGACACTGGCCATGCGCGTAAGGGCGATTTCGCAGCGTCTGAACGGTCGCATTCAACACGGCATAGTCGCTGGCCAATTGCGCGGCATCCGCGCTGCCCGGATTGACGACGGCGCCGAACGCGTGAATCGTCCATACGCCGCCGATGTTCAGCGCCCGCGTTTCCGCTGAGGTGCGAGGCGTGCCATTCCCTCCATCCGAAGATGGCTCCCCTACCAGATCTGCGCCTGCAAACGCCCCGCTTCCTGTGACGTTGTTGAGAGTGACGCCGCCGGATGTAACGCCTGCCGGACTGATGCGTATAGGTCCGTGCCGGTGGCCCTGCATTGCGTCCCGTTGGATGAGCCCCGCGACTCCCGACGACATGGCGCCGTCACCTCGACGAAAGACCGCGCCCAGTGCCCCGGCCGACTTGCCGTTGTAGTCCGGAACCCGGATCGTCGTAGAGCCGTCCCCCAAGGTATATGCGCCGCGTTTGGTCGGATCGGCTGACCAGTCCGCTTCTGCTACGACCGGCACATGCCCCGCCACCACCAGCGCCGCCAGCTCGGGGAAAGTGGCGCGCGAAACGGTTTGACCATCCAGAGGGATCTGTCCAGATGGAACGCTGGAGCGCTGCGACCACCAATCGGGCGTTCCAACGGGCCGGCCGGGCTGCAACCGGTAGCCCCCGCCGGCGCTATCCCATTCCGCGTAGCCCTTCCCCACAATGCAGATGGGCCCAACGTCTTCAGCTGGTACCTCATCCGCACCGAAGATAGCAAGCGAAGCGCGGTGCAGGCGCTGCTCATTGACCCAGGCGTCGTTCGCGACATTCCGGCGTCGAACCCACCCAGTCCCGATGTCAGCCCACCTCATATAGGGCAGTACGTAAGCGCCCTCAAGCGTTGCCGGATCCACTTCTCCTGTGAAGTCAGTGGCGACGCCCACGAAATTGTCGTCGACCTCGTTGCGAGTCAGCAGGCGCGAAAGATTGCGCCGGAGAGTGAGAAGTCGGCCCATGGCTTACCCGCGCTGATGCGCCAGCGTCCAGTTGATCGTGAACACGTCCTCGGGCTCTTTGTTCTTCACCCCGAACACCGATCGGTTCGTCAGCATCCCGCCGACGGCGGCATTGAACAGGCCGGCCTCGGTTACGGGTCCGGAGCCCACGTTCTCGCCGAAGGTGGCCGAGTAAAGGCGTTCCGGGCCGGTGCCAGAAACCGTCACCGGCACGCGGCTGCCCGCGATTTCGGACACCAAGGTCTGATCGCCACCGGCGGCAGGCGTCGTGCCGATACCCAGCGCCATGTGGGAAATGACGTCCACCGCTTCGCCGGCGGCACGCGCCGCCAAGTAGGCCAGGCCGTCGTCGGTAAAGAGGTTCTTGATCAGGAATCGCTCAGTTTTCCCCGTGCGACCGCGATAGGCGATGATCTCCAGATCGCCGCGGCTCAAGGCGCCGGAGCTGTTCTGCATTTTGCTCATGGGTAAGTCCTTTCAGAAGGAAGTGGCATCGCCGACGTAGTCGTCGGCATAGTCCAAGGCATAGTTCTCCAGCACCACCTGGCCGGAGTCGTGAGACACAGCGGCGTCGCGGCGATAGCGCGCCACCGCCAGCGCCAGTACGTCGACGGCCGCGGCAGCATCAATGCGCACCGCGGTGACGCGCTGTCGCGTCCAGTCCAGGGAAACGGTGATGGATCGCTGCACGAAGGCCAGAGAGATAACGTCGAAGGAGGCTGCGCGGTCATCCCCACCGATACGAACACCGGCACCGACCTGATCCACCGCGGCAGCGCGGTCTCGGTGCCTCTTCGCCACCTGGGTTGACATCCAATCGACCGCAGCAGCGACGTCACGCCGCGCAAGGACGCGGATCAGACGGAAGTAGTCCACAGCGAGCCCCGCATCGCGCAGGATTGGATTGAGGCCCAGAGGATCCGCGACGGCATCCAAACGCACGACGACCGTGCCCGAGGCGTCGACCGTCGCGGCGACGATCTCGAATTCAATATTGACGGGGCCGGTCACGCTAGAACTGCTCCCGCACCTGGAACTTCAAGATGGCGAACGCAGTCTGGACGCGCCCATCGGGAAAGGTCACCTCCACCTCGCCCTCGAACTCCCCGGCCGTGTCCAGAGCAGTGGCGGACCAGTCCATCGCCAGGCGCCCACCGCGGCCGGCCACGTCGTACGGCGGCTGGAAGTCCACCTCGCCCGCCTCCGGATCGACATAGCCCGCGATGGGGAAGCACGGCATTTCGTCCTTCACGCCATCGGCGCCCACTTCGCGGAACAGCAGGCGCGCCGTCGTGCCCGGCGTGGATAGGTCGATCGCGCGGCGCGTGCGCTGGTCGGTCAGGGAAAGCTGCAGCTGCGGGGCGGTGTCGCCCTGCACCAGTCGAATCTTGGTCGTAGCCATGGGCTATTTCTGCTCGTTGGGGCTCGTCATCGCCTTGGCCGTGACGTCGCCGGTCAGGGTGGAATGGCATGCGGCCAGGTGCTGCGCCGCGCGCTGGTGGAAGGCTGGGACTGTGTCGGCCTCCTTCAGGAAGGCGCGATACAGGACGTAATCCAGCAGGGCCGGGCCGTATTCGCCCTCTGCCTCCAGCTCCGTGTCGCCCATGTCGTGCGTGACGGCTCCCGGCAGCTTCGCGTAGGACAGCTCGATCACGACGCCGGCGCGCGCAGGCGGATACACATCAAACTGGCCGGGGCTGCGCTCGTCGTACAGGAAGTGGCGGATTTCCTGCGCGGCCGCCTGCCCGCGCCAGTTGGGCCGCACACGGCCAAGGGCCCCGGCATCGGCCACGGTAATGGCGCGCTGGCGCGTCGCGGACACGTTCCGCGGCACATCAAAGAGCATCCGCGCACCGCCCGGCAGCTTTTGCCGGGTGCCGGCGGCGCAGGCGAACTCCTCCGACGCCTCGTAGATATCGGGGCGCAGCCTGTACGCCTCCAGGCGGGCGTCGGTCAGCCACTTCGGCAGCTCGTCGTCCTCCCAGTACACGGCGTCCGCGTCCTGCAGGATGGTCCGCGCGCGGTCGAGCACATCGGATACCTTCATCGGAATTCGTCTCCACCGGTGCGCATGCGCCGCTTGGCAAAGCCCCTGGCGCCCTCATCGGCCAGGCCATTGCATGCTTGTTCAAACTCGGTCAGGTATGCAGAGGCCCGGCCGGCATCCGCATAGCCGGCCTTGTGCTGGTGCAGGCGCGCCAGCGCGCCGCTGGCCAGCTGCTCAGCGTAGCGATTCAGCAGCACGTCGTGCAGCTCGCGCGCGGCCCGCGTCGGCGCGTAGGCCACCTCCAGGCGCAGCGCCCGGGGCGCCTTCACCGTGACCGCTGGTACAAGCTGCACGAATCCCGGCAGCCGGCAGTAGAAGCGCCGCACCTCGGCGGTCGTGCCCACCTGGCGCCATGCCCAACCGTCGGGGAACAGCTCCTCCAGCTCGGGCCGGGTGGCGGGATTGAGCGGCCCTTCCGGAAGCCAGGCCGCAGTCACGTCGACGATTTGGGTGTCCGCCTCGGGCGGGTCCAGCTCGTATTCGGTCGTGCCCGGCACCAGCGTCAGCGGGTCCAGGAACGTGCGCAGCAGGCGCGTGCGGGTGCAGAATTCGACGGCCGCATCAAGGATGGCGTCCTCGATCGCCGGCGCCGGCGCGCCCTCCACCAGGGGCAGGACGAACCGCTCGAAATCTGCGAGGGCCGCCATTAGGTGGGCTCACCAGCCGCGCGCGAGTTGGCCAGGCTGACGATCTGCTGGATCATTTCGTCCTTCTTCAGGGCGCCGTCCAGCTGATGATTGAATTGCCCCAGGGCGAACGTCTGGAGGTCTTCCTTTTTCATGCCCTGCAGGTTCGGCATATTGAACGGCGGGACCTGGCTTTGCTCGGGCGACCGCGGGGTGCCGGCGTGTTGCTGGGTCGTGAGCACCAAGCCGACGCTGGCCGGGTTGTCTTCCGCCTCGTCCCAGGCTTCGCGCCAGACGTCCTTGTAGGGCGTCAGCTTGATGGCGATCAGCGGCGGCACAAAGTGAATCTGCCCGCGCTCCCACACCAGACCGGTGCCCGCCACCGTGTCCTTCTTCTGGTCCTTCGACCCGATGTACATGATCGGGATCGGATTGTCCTGTTCCATGGGAACTCCAAAAAGGTGGGGCCAGGCGGTCACCCGCCCGGCCCCGAACGCCGCTTGATGCGGCGAGACAGCCCCGAATTGGGCTTAGGCGACGCCCACCATCTGGCCGCTGACCACGGCGGTCAGCTGCGGCGTGCCCGTGAATGCCGCGCCGCTGATCGTCGCGACCAACTTGACCGGACGCTTGAACAAGATGGGATGGGCCGCGGAATCCACGTTGCCCGCCGTGGCGATGTCGGCACCGGCCAGCCAGGCGTCCAGGTCGGCAAGGGGGCCTTCGGAGGCGTCATAGGGTTCGAAGCCCAGGTCAACCTTGACGCCCGCGCCGGCAGCGTCGGCGACCAAGCGCAGCGCGGTCACAACGACGCCAGCGGGGATGACGCCCAGGTAAACCTTGTCGCCCACAGCTGCGGCGTTGCGATAGCCGTAGGTTTCCACCCAGGCATTGCCGAAGGCCTGCGTGTGCAGGGGCTTGGCGTTGTAGTCGGGAGAGTAACGATCCATGAATTTCTCCAGTTCAACCGGAGCGGGCGGCCAGGTGGCCGCCCGCCGCCGATCAGGTGTTGAGGTTGACGACGGTATCCAGGACCATGACGCCGTGATCCGTCGGGATCTTGTTGCCGCGCGCGTCCGGAACCGAGAAGCGCAGCTTCGCCTTGCCGCACATGACTTCGCCCGCCACTTCGAGATTGCGCTCGAAGTTGTAGCGGTTCTCCATCCAGTTGGCGTAGGTGTCGGAGCCCTGGTTCTTGCCGTAGACGTGCGCCAGCGCCTGCGCGCCCAGCAGCATGCCGCGATCGACGCTGTAGCCCGGCTGGAGAGTCGGGATCGTGACGGAGGCCTCGGCGGCCGTGGCCTGGCCGGCCTGGGTGCAGTACTGGACCGAATCGCCCGGGTTCAGGCGGATGGCGCGGTCCATCTTGCGCACCAGGATGTTGTGCCAGATGCCGGCCTCGCCCGTGAACAGAGGGTGCTTCTTGGGGCCGGTGAACGACGAAGCGCGGTTCCAGGCATTCTGCAGGAACGTGCGCCATTGCAGGCTGTTGGCCGCAGTGTTGGTCAGGATGCTCTGCCACATGCGGTTCGTGACCAGCAGCAGATACAGCGGCTCGTCATCGGCAGCGGCGTCGCCCGCGATCTTGATCGGCTGGAGCTTGAACTCCATGTCGTCGATGATCGCGCCCAGATGGTCCAGGTGCTCCAGCTTGAACGTGTCCGTGGTGTCGATCGAGCCCAGGCCCTGGCCGCCCTGCACCAGCGACGTGCCATCGGCCACCCAGTGGCGGTTGTAGGTCGGCGCCTTGACGGGGTTGATCATGATTTCGCCGAAATCGGGATCGCTCGTCATGGGCACCACCCAGTCCGTGCCGACTTGGGAGCCGCGCGCGCCCGCCAGGTGCACGATGGTGGACTGGTCATTGAAGCGGCGGAACCAGCCCTGCAGGTTCGCCATGGCCAGGCCGCGCAGGTTGTGCACCGTGCGCTGTTGGGTCATCTTGCCGCCGGCGTCCACCACCTTCGTGGCCAGGTCAATCCGGATGTCCATGCTGGACATATCCAGGCGTTCGCCTTTGCCCTCGGCCTGCTTGTCGCCCATGATCGGCTTGCCGCCGGTCTGGTTGATGAGGTCGACGCTCACCTGATCGCCCTGAGACTTCGTCAGGTCGGTCACGCGTACCAGCGGCATATCCGGGCTGGTCTGGCCTTTCAGCTTCGCCTCGGCCGCCGACTGCTTCGGCGCCGCGCCGGTCAGGTTGTTCATCAGCGAGGGCTGACGTTGAGTGTTGGCAAACAGCGCCGCGCCAAAGACCTTGCGCGCGAGCGGCGAGCCAACGGGAACAGTAGTTTGGGACATAAAGCCTCCAGTTCGTGGGATTTACGAAGAGAGGCGCGCCAGCTGCGCTTCGATTTCTTCCGGCGACAAGTTCATGAAATGGTCCGTCAGGGCACTGCCCGACAGCGCCGTCATGGCGTCGGCCTGCGACCCGGCGGCCGGCTGGCCACCAGGGATATCGGAAAGCGTGGAAGGACCCGATGCCTGAGCCGTCGCAGCTGCAACGGCCTGCGCAACGCGCGCGGCTTGATCGGCTGGCTGCTGCCCCGCCGCGGCCTTGGCCTGGCTGGGCAGCTCGATCGTTCCGCGTTCGACCTCAAACATGCGAACCGCCGCGTCAAACCGCTCCGAGAGCGGCTTGTCCTTCCATGCCGGGCGGGTGCGCAGCATGGAGTCGATTTCGGCGATTTCGTTGAATGCGGCCGGGTCAGTGGCACGGAGGTGTGCGAGCTTGGGGATGGACTGGATGGTGTCCTCGACGGTCACCAGCGCCTGCACCTGCTGTTCGCGCCGCGCGGTTTCGGCTTCCACGGCGGCCGGCCTGCCGGCGTCCACCTGCTCGCTCAGGCTCTTGGCCAGGGCGATCAGGTTGTCCATCCGGCTGGCGACGTCGGGAGCTTCTTCGCGAAGCTGCTCCAGCAGCTGCTCGTCGACGATCTCGTTCAGATCAAGCGACTTGGTAGCCTTGCCCTGTTGGGCAGCGGCCTGGTCCAGTTCCAGCTTCGCGGTCAGGTCGCGCACCATCTGCTCAGCGCGGATAGCGCGTTCGCGCTCCTGCTGCAGCACCTGGTACGGAATGACGTGCTTGCCGTCCTTCGCCTGCACAACGGCGTCGCCCTGCTCTGGGGCAGCGGCGGCTTCCTGTTGCTTCCCACCCTCACCGGTGCCGGGCGTTGCACCGCTGGTATCGCCCTGGGGCTTGCCGCCGGCGGCTGTGGCCGCGGCGTCATCTGCGGCCGACGGCATGCCAGCGTCGGCAGGGGCTTCCTGCCCCCCTACCAAGGCCGCCAACGCGTCTTCCGACAAGCTGAGGGGGTCGCGCAAGACCGCATCGAGGTTTTCGATGGGGGTTCCCGTCGTGTTTTCCGTGCTCATGTCTTCCTGCTCCTAGTTCTCGGATAGGTCCGTGGGTTGAAACGAAAAAGGCCCCCGGCGATTTCTCGGCGGGGGCCTGTGGATTGCCCGTATCCCTGGGCGGGGAAATTCGTGTCGGTGCGCTACGCGGCCCGGGGCTGGCGCGTGCCCAGGCGGGCCAATACCTGGTCCACCTCATCGGTCAGCTGCTGGAACCGCTCCTGCATCTGGGCGCCGCCCGCCTGCGCCTCAGCGCGGATGCGGGCGCGCTCGGTCTCCGCCTCTTCGTGCATGGCGGTCTGCTGCAGGCGGGTCTGCCATTCGTTGGTGCGGTCGGCCAGCTGCTGGCGCAGCTTCTGCATTTCCTGCTGGTATTGCGCCAGCGCGCCGTCCACCTGGTGGACCGTGTCGGTGTCGCCGGCGGCGCCCGCCTCGGCGCGGATCTTGCCCGCCTCGGCCAGCAGCTTTTCGGTACGGGCCTGGCGTTCGGCGATCTTGGACTGCGCATCCTGCATCGCCGCCTCGGCTTGGGCATTCGCCGCCTGGTTGGCCTGCTCCTTGGCGGCCTGGGCTTCGGGCGAGTTCGGGTCGGCCTGAATGCCCAGCTGCGCGCGAAGGAACGCCGCCATGTCCTTGCGCTTGCTGAAGTCGGACATTTCCAGCGCGAAGGGGATCAGCAGCGCCTGCATGTTGGGCGGCATGGACTTGAGGATTTCCGAGAAGGCCGCGAACTGCTGCGCGCGATAGGTCGGGGTGCTGGGCACGTCGGACAGCGCGACCTTGACCGGCGCCGTCTGCACGTCGTTCTCCTTGTAGGCCTCCCCGGTGACGGGATCCTTGCGAGGGATGTTCACCACCACCTTGCGTTTGACCGTCCCGTTGTCCACCAGGATTTCCGCCTGGTTGGTCATGTCCTCTTTGATCAGGTCCAGGAGCGCGTTGCCGACGCCGCGGCGAGCTATCCGGTAGTTGTCATTGATCTTGGCCAGCGTCGTGACGCCCTGCTCCACCAGCGACTGGATGGCCAGCCCTGAGCTGGCATTCGACTGCTGGCCCATCATGGCCGCATATACGCCGGCGGCCTCCTGGATTGCCTGCTTGCGCTCCTGCATCACCTGGAATTGCTGCTGGGACAGGTCGAAGTTGGACTCGACCCTGATATTGCTCCCGACGCGGCGCGCATTGGGGTTCGTCACGACGAACGCGTCCGACCGGCCCAGTTCCCGGTTGGCATCGCTCATCGTGTTGTATTTATCGTCCAGGGCGTCCGAGTCGATGAAGGTACGCCGGCTGTTCATCAGCCACATCATGCGCGCGGCGCGTGCGTTCACCTCATCCTGGGGCGAAAGCATGGCGCGGATGATGCCGTAGGGAACGCCCGTCAGGTCTTCGCGGTAGCCGAAGAATGGAATGTAAGGGAAGCGCCGGCGATTCGTCGCACGGTCCTGCACGCGGATCGGGCCAATGTGGAAGGCACAGCGAATCTTGTCGTAGACCGCCAGCTTGGGCTGTACGGCGCCCGAAGCGACGAGGGCGCGGTGCACCTGGTGCTGCTCGTTGAACTCCAAGGTGCGACCGCCAGGCAGCGCCAGCACCAGGCCGCGCACCCAGACCCGATACCAGACCTCAAAGCACGTCACAACCCGGCGCTCGACATCTCGCCAGTCAAGGTCATCCCACGTCGTGCGCGTGCCCTGCCCGATGTCATTGAAGAAGTCCGCCGACATGCGAGCTTCGGTCGTCAGGTAGTCCGCCCAGTCGCGCCATCCTGCCGCCGCCAGGATCATCTCCCGGTGCTGCGGGAAGAACGCGGCGATATGGTCGGCGTCGTACCGCTTCTTGCGCACCAGATAACGGGCATCGCTCCAGTCCAAGGCGCGGCTGCGCCAGTCCCAGTAGATTTCGGAGCGCGGAACGCTAGTCACGCGGTACGGATAGTTGAAAGGGTTGCTGTTGCGGGACACCTCGACGACCCCGAAGCCAGCCTTGATCTGGCCGGCGTAGGCGTCCGATGTGGCGGTGTCCGCCTGGGCCTCACGCTCCGTCTCGTGCATCTTGGCCGACAGCGCCTCAGCCACGTCCTGGTACTGGTCGTCATCCGCGCCCACCCGCCAATCGGTCCGGGTCTTGGCCTCCATGCCCAGCACGGCGTTCACGGTGGGCTGAATGAGGTTCGTGACCAGCGGACCCAAGCCCTTTTCGTCCAGCCGTGCCAGCGTCTCCGCGTCCAGCTGGTTGCCGTCGTAGTAGTCGCAGGCCTTGTCGGCCTCGCGGCGCCAGCTCGGCTGATTGCGGATCTCGTCCAGCCAGCGCTCGAGCTGAGACACGGACAGCGCACCGGCGTCGGCCGGCGCCTGATCGCGGGCGTGCGCGGCCGCGCCGCTGCTGCCATCGAGGAGGCGGAAGCCGGTAACGGAAGTATTCATGCGCGCCAGGATTCCCGGTGTCGTTTGAAGTTTGCGGGCACGTTATTTCGTGCGAAGCGGAGGGACATCACGCCATAGCGCGATGCGGAAATGACGTCGTCGTCGATCTTCACGATGGCGCCGTCCTTGCGGTGATAGGTGCGGTACTCGGAAAGCCACAGCTCGAGGTGCGAAAACACCTTGAACCGGCCGGTCATCATTCGGTCCAGCATGATCTGGATGCCGGCTTCCACGCCGTTCGAGCCATCCTCGAACTGCGCGCGCTCGGGGAGCATCGCCACTTCCTGTGCCAGGTAGGCATCCCGCATCGGAATGCCGGTGTCCTTCTGGGCCTGCAGGGCATCGTGCGGCCATGCGACCGGGATCCACTTGCCGCGCGACTTGATCGCGCTGGCATGCACGGACACCGGCTGCTTTCTTTCGGCGTAGACGTCGTAGACGTAAACGATGTCGGCGTCCAGGTTGTGCGCCAGCCAGGCCCCAGCCGTCGGGTGATCCCAGCCAAGGTCCAGGCCGCAGATGCGCGGCCAGCTGTCCGGGATGTTGAACGGCGGCACCACGATGCTGGATTCCGGCACCGGGAAAACCGCACCCGAACCCAGCACCGGCTTGCCGTAAGCGCGGGCTTCGCGTTCGTGGTCCGGATAGCTGGCCAGGATCGCGTCCGCCTGGTCGCGGGTGTAGTGCTCAGCATCGTAGATGCCCATGAACACCACGACCGTGCCCGTGTGTTTGTCGATCAGGAAGCGCTTGACCGTCGCCGACATGCCCATCAGGGGCGTGAAGGTCATGTACACCGGGCCCAACGTCGTGTTGGTGCGGGTGATGGCCTCCATGTAAATGTCGTGCGGCGGCTCCTCGTCCAGCCAGACGAAGTCCAGGGTTTCCGCCTGAAACTTCGCCCGGCCCTGCTCGTAGTTCCGGAAGCCCAGCACGCTCTCGCCGGCCTGGACATCACCGCCGCCACCGTGGCGCACCACGATGATGGACACCGCGCCCGGCACGCCTGCGAGCGGCGCTACTTCCTTGATGGCGTCAGACGGGATGGCGCCGGTGCCGCGGTCGCTCTCGACACCAGGCCGGCCCAGCAGCAGGCGCTGCATACCGTCCCGGGTCAGCGCCGCAGACACCGAGGCCGCCCAGCCCGCCGTAGGCTTCTGGAAAACCTTGCCTTCCCACCAGTCCGGGTAGCGCCCGGTCAGGTGCATGGCCGTCTCGTACGCGCCTGAGTATGTCTTGCCCAGCTGGTTGCCGGCGGAAAAAAGGCGCTCGCGGTATGCGGCGCCTTGTGCGTGGAACTCCCTCTGCTTCGCGTATGGCCGGTAGTACTTGAGCCGGTTGCGCTTGGCGCGCCAGGCACGCTCCTGCAGCGCCCTGGCCAGCATCACGCGCGGATTGGACATCAGTGCATCGTCGCCCCGGCGCCGGTGCCGGCCGCGCGCAGCTGGGCGAGAACCTTTTCAACGGGCACACCTTCGGCCTGGGCGATTTCTTGGGCAGCTTGCGCGATCGCGGCATCCAGCTCGGCGTCGGACTTCTTGTCCAAGTCGCCCACGCGCAGTTCCTTGCGTTCGACGAACATGCCCAGATGACGGCCAATCAGCTCCAGGTTGGGCGTCTTGGGCGCCAGCTTGAGCGTGAAGTTGCCGTTGCGGTCCCAGGACCAGCCGATGATGCAGCGCCGCACCTGCTCGGGTAGCAGCTTCAAATCGCGGGGGCTGGTGATGTCGCGAACGGCGCCCGTGGTCGGATCGGTGACCACCAGGTCGGCCGGATCGTAGAAGCCCATCGCCACCCATTCCTCGAGCACGCGCTTGGCGGTGACCTCCAGCTGCGCCGACAGTTTGTCGCGCAGAGCCTGCACCGCGGCCGCGACATTAGCCTGCGCTAGCAGGCGGGAAGCGCCGCTGACGGCTGCCGCGCCGCGTGCCGCATAGACGGCCTCGTAAGCCTTAGTCTGGTTCGTGAAGCCCCCGGCGGCGAACTCCTCCACGAAGCGCCGCTGCTGCGGCGACAACGGGCTATCCGCAGACATCATTCGGCGGGCAGCGGTCGACAAGGCGCGTTTCGTGCGCGCAGGCGTCTTCCGCGCCGGCTTGGACGCTGTGGTTTTTTTGGAGGGCATGGGAGGGGGAGAGACGGGCGGAGAAGGCAACAAAAAACCCCGCTCGGCTTGCCGGCGGGGTCTTGGGCGCACTGATGACCAGTGACAGAATGAGGCGGATTTTGCGGATGCAATCCGCAAATGTCAAGCAGCGGCCGCCAACTCGCCCACAATCTCGGCCTGACGCAGCACGGCCTCCACCTGTTCCATGGCCTTCGCTTCCTCGCCCCTTTTCCCTTCGTCGTACTCGCCGCGCGCCTTGCGCACCAGGCGGGCGCCTCGCAGCCAGAGCGTGATCTTGCCGTTCTGGTCGGTCACGGTCCGCTCGCTGATACCGGCCTTGCTGGCCAGGTCCGCCAGCACGATGCGCGGTCGGTTCGGCTTGGTGGCGAAATACCGCATCACCAGGCCATCGCGGACGACGCGGTGCACGACGTGCCCGGAAAGCACCCCCGCGCCCATAGCCGCGTCGGACACAACGCGGACCGCCTGTAGCCACTCGGCGTTCCAGACGGCGCTGTGGCAGCACGGACACGGTGTCGTCTGCGGCAAAAATGCGGCCTCGAGGATCCGCTGATGCAGCGGCGTCAGGGCCTGCAGCTCGCGCAGAATGAAACCCGCCTGTGCGGCGCCGTCGACGCCGGCGAGGCCGCGCCCGGTGCGGGGGGTACGGTCGGCCATTTTCACCATGGCCGGCCTGTCCAGCGTGCCACTGGAGTAGTTGAAGGCGTAGGTGAGCGCCTGGTGGGCACCCTTGAAAAGCGGTTCGGACACTGTGCGCTCCTGGCAATCGAGAAAAATCTGTGCATGGCCGACGCCGGCCAGCTGGTCAATCCTGGTCATGGAATCCGCCGTTGCGGGGACTGGTAGCGCCGGCCAGGCTTTGGACAGGCGGCTGTGCCTTACCGATGCGCTCGAGGTTGAGGCGGCCGACACGCGAAGCGAAGGAAAGCGGCTTGAGTGCCGGCGCCCCTTTGACGATTTCCACGTTTCCTCGGTAGCCGGCGATGGCGCTCGACACCGCGTCCTCCGCTTTCGGCGCCGCAGGCGGCGTGTCGGGGACAGTGGGGGTCGCCTTGGCCTGCGCATCCCTGATCGAAGCCGAAAGCCATCGGTTGTATGCCTCGGCAGCTGTGGCGGCAGCACGCGCCACCAGACCGCAGCTGCACTCCCAGAGGCCCGATGCAGCTTTGCGCAGGCGCGGACGGACCGCGTACGGCTCAGGCGGCGGGGAGGCCTCGGGCAACACAGGCTGCTTCGCGCCACGTGGGCGCCGCACGGGCGTCTCACCCCGTTGCCGGCGCTGCTCAGCCTGCACGATCTGCCAGATGCGCTCAGGCGTGACGCCGAACTCGGCGGCCAGGTTCGAGGGCTTTTCGCCGGCCAGGCGACGGCGGGTAATTTCGGCGTTGCGGGCGCTGGTGCTCATGCTGCTGCCTCCGCACCGAACAGGATGGCCTGCGGGTTGTAGGTCAGCAGCGACGTGACGGTCACCTCGAGTCGTGCGCCCAGTTCGTCCGGCTCCGCACGACGGGCATGGATTTCTCGCACCCAGGCGTCATCCAGAAACACCACGTCCTTGAGGCTGTCCATGACGACCTTCTGCGTGTTGTCCAGGTCCAGGCATTGCACCGAATCATCCCAGGCGGCGCCCAACTTCCGTTGGCGCGTTTTCCAGTCCTGCGGGCGATTCGGGTACAGCGTCAGGTCGACACGAACCCGGCCTACGATGGGCTTGTGCACGCCCGCGCCCAAGGCGACGGCCAGTACCTGCGCCTTGTAGGCTTTCGCCTCGGGCGTCACGTAGGTGGTCGTGAAGGACTTGCCACCGCCGCGCGGCTTGACCGTCCGGCTGGCCCAATAGCGGTTCGCGCTGATCGGGTACGGCAGCACCAGGCTGTGAGATTGGGTGGACATCAGGCTCCCTCGCCGCGCAGCTCGCGCAGCCATTCGATACGCGCCGCGGTCTTGTCCGCCGCCGCAGGTTGATGGGTCCGGCACAGCCGGGGAAACTCCGGGCTGACGAACGTGCCCGGTCGGTCGGTCATGTCGAGGCACCGGCCCAGGCCTTGCGCGGCCATGGCGGTGTGGTCGTGGCGTAGCGTGAAGCGCTCGCAGGCGACGCATTGCACGGTGGTCGTCATACACGAACCCCGTAGTCGGCCAACAGCCGGGCGCGATCGGCTTCGGTCAGGCCTGCAGCCGCGTGGACTCGCGCTTTGAAGGCGGGAAAGATTTCGCCGTCGCCCTGCACGATGCCCAGCTCGTCGCCCTTGGTCGTGATCCCCGAGGCGGTTGTGGCCCAGGCCAGCGGATCGGTTGCCGCGGCCTGCCGTGGCTTGCCGTTCAGGGCGCTCTCGCCCCTGGGCGGGTTGAGCACCTTGGCGACAAAGACGTCCAGGAAGCCGGGCGTGATGGGCCCGGCATCGCCAGTGGCCTGGCGGTCCAGCACGGCTAGGTCGTAGGCTTCGGCCAGTTGCAAGGCAGTTGCGCCAGCCTGAAGCCACGCCGCGATGCGCGGATCGCTGCCGTTTGTGCCACGCGGCTGCTTTCCGCGTGCTTGCTCCTTGCGGCGCATCCAGACGGCCACAGCCATCGCCAGTTCCTGTGGGGTCTTGCCTTGATCCAGCGTCGGCGGCGCGGGGTCGCCTTCACGCACGGTCGTGTGCGCGAGAGACGCCGCCGCTGTTTCTTTTTCTTTTAAATACTGTCCCTGTCCCTCTCCCTGTCCCTTGGAGTGGGTTTCCCGAGGGACGGCCGGGGGGTGTCCCGGTGGACCGTTAGGCTTTTCCTTGTGGATATCGGCGCTTGTCCCTCGGACAGACAGCGGCTGTCCCTGGGGACAACCAAGGGACAGCCATTCATCCAGGTCGGGGACAGGATGGCCGGTTTCATGCCGTTGGTTGTGCTTCTTGATCCGTGCGCATTCAGTCTTCCAGCGCTGAACCATCTTGGCCCGCCAGGCTTCAACCGCCTTCTCGGCTACGACAGGGTGATACAGGCGGCCATCCGCGCATTTCACCCAGCCTCGCAGTGCGCCCTCACGATGACGCATCCATTCTTTCGCGACGCGACCGAAGCCAGCCAGCTGTGCCAAGACGTCGTTGTCGTCGGGCAGGCTCGCCGCTGGCACCTGGTGCCACGATGCGCACCAAAGGAGCACAGCGCAGCGGAAGGCCTCGCCGTCGGCCTTGACGGCCAGGTCGCTGTCGCGCAACCGCAGGACGTCCAGGGGCATAAAAGCGAAATCCCGCAGGTCACAATCCGGCGGGGTAAGAGGATCGGGCAACTGCAACGCAGTCATGGGCCCTCCATTGAAAAAAGCGTGCCCCTCGGGATAGACGGCGACAACCACAGGGACTCAACGCGCGGACGGGCGCCGTCTGCGTGCGACCTGCCATCAATGCGCGTCCAGCCGGCGTAGAGCTGGTCGTACAGATCGCAGCGATAGCCACTCAGCACGACCAGACCCGACAAGCTGTGCAGCGCGCCGGCCAACTCTTCGTGCTGTTCGTCGGTCAGTTCATGGCGATAGGAATGCGCCCGGGCGCGGAATGACCGTGTCGAATGGACGTACGGCGGGTCGACGTAGTGCAACGTCTCCGGCCCGTCATGGCGGGTCATGCAGTCGATGGCGTCGCGGTTTTCGATCACCACACCGCGCAGGCGCTGGATGGCGAGGCGCAGGCAGTCGGGGTAGTTCATCCAATCGTGCGCGGGCGTCGACCCCGACCGGTTGCTGTTTGACCTGAATCCGCTGGACTGCCCCGTCACGGCAGCCGATCCGAAACCAGAGAAGCTGCGGAACACTGTCCGCCTGGCCTGCTCCAGCGGATCATCGGCTGGGTCGTAGGCGTCGTCAAACTCCGCTCGAGCGAAGGGCGTCAATTCACATGCACGCGCCAGCCGCTCGCCGTCGTCACGGGCCACTCGAAAGAGATTCACGATTTCGCCGTCCAGGTCGTTGTAGACCTCGGCGTATGCGCGCGGCTTGCGTAGCAGCACGCTGGCGCCACCGGCGAACGGTTCGACGTACACGCGGTGCGGCGGCAGATGCTGGATGATCCAGGGGGCCAAGCGCCATTTCCCGCCGTGGTAGCGGATTAGCGGCCTAACGGGAGTCATGTTGCCCCCGGTTTGACTGCACCCAAGAAGCCACCCGTCGGCGCCGAATTCTTAAGCCATTACGAACCGATACAATGGCCGCCTTTCCCGACTCGAAGGAGTGTGACTCGATGCTCAAAGCCATACATTTCACTGGGTGGACCGAGGATTTCGTCCAGGGGCGTGCCTCCACGGAAGGAATCCATGCCTTTCGGGCGTATGTGGCAGACGAAGATGTCAAGACGGGCATGTATAGGCTGCCACCGGAACAGCTTGCAATGCTCCACCGTGTGCTTGGGAAAATGGAAGATGCTGAGACGGCGAAAAGGCGGGCAGCCGATGACGCAAAGCATTCAGAGCAACAAGCCCTAATGGCGCGCTCTGTGGCAGCCGCCGAGCAGGCAGCAACTGCCGCTAACAAACAAGCCGAGGAAGCCAAAGCCACGCGCAAGCTTGCGTGGGTCGCCTTGATCATCTCTTTTGCTTCAGTCGTTGTTGCTGTGCTGGGCTGGAAGTACGGGAAATAGTTCAAGCGCCCTCCCCGCCGCGCACCGCCAGCGCTGTGGCGATCGGCCTGACCCAGATAGGCGACGCCGAAAGCTGGAAGGATTCGCCGACGCGTGACAGCAGGATGGCCTGACCGATGACCTCGCCCATAGCGCGGGCGGCCTTGCGCGGCACGGCATTACCGATGCGCTCCCGATGCGCGCTATCGCTGGCGCCGTCCATTTGGAAGGGTTCGCCGCGCTCCTCGGCCTCGGCATAGTCGTCCGGGTCGTACAGGCTCTGCAGGGCGGCCAGCTCGAGCGTGGTGAACGGCCGGTGCCAGGTGCCGTCCAGCGCCGTGATGCGGCACACCAGCCGCTCGTCGGCCGCGGGGAGCGCGCGCGGGTCCGCCACTGACCAGGATCCGTTATCGTGGCAGGCCGACGCCGACACGGCGCCGACATGCTGGTCCCAGGCGGCAACGCCGTAGTGCCCGGCGGTCAGATAGTGGTCGCCGCGGTCGCGGGCAAGGCCCGGGCGGGGGTCAGCCACGGCAAATGCACCTTGCCCCGTTGTGCTGCCGGATATCACCGTGCGGCAGGCGTCGCCCCAGTCGGTGACGGCGTACTTGCTATGGCTGTGGCCACGCGGATCCGCCACGCATTGCCCCGTGCCATGGGCACCCGTGACGGCGCGCGCAGCGTCGTCATACCGGACAACGCGGAATTCGTTGCTGTGCTTGGCCGGGCCGTGGTGGCGCGGGTCTGCCACGCTGTAGGCGCCCTGCCCTGGGCCTTGCTGGCCGGCAACCGTTCCGGTCGATGCGTCCCAGCGGCGCACGCCATAGGCTTGGCCGTCCTTCCACGCGGCCGACGGGTCGAAGCGAGGATCGGCGACGGAGAACGCCCCGGTCACGGCCCGCGCATTGCCGGTCACGGTGCCGGAGGGTTTCGACCATTCGCGAACACCCATGGTGCCGGCGTGCATTTCCGGCACCAGCAGATAGTCCTGCAGATACCCATCCTGGACGGCCAGCCGGCTCAGGCTGCGCCAGTCGCTGCCCGCCTCCACGAACGCCAGACGCACCCACGTTTTCCAGCTGAGGTTCGGGACACGGTGCATGGGGCCCGCCCGAAGATCGCCGGGCAGGTGCATGCGGCCCAGGATTTCGCCGACCGCGCGCAGCGGGCGCTTCGGCGGCTCGTAGATGAAGGGGGGCACCTTCTCAGCATGGCGCGCAATCAGTAGGAAGCGCTTGCGGCTTTGCGCCAGGTGGCCCAGCTCGCCGCAATCGTGTGCCGTCTCGCGCACCACATACCCGTAGTGGCGCAGCAGCTGGACAATCTGGTCCAGGAAATGGCGGCCCCGCGAGGCGATGCGCGGCACGTTCTCGAACAGAATGACGTCTACCGGATCGTCCTTCCAGGCTTCCAGCGCCAGCCAGATCCCGCGCAGCGTCAGTTCATTGAGCGCCTGGTACTTGGCCGTCAGGCTGCGCATCTGAGACAGCAGGCCTGAAAAGCCCTTGCACGGCGCCGACAGGAAAAGGATGTTTGGCCGGCGATGCCCGGCAGCCGCACGAATGTCGGCGGGCAGTGCCTCCACCCAGTCCGCCGGCGGCTCGTGACCGTGAAAGGCGACGTATTGATTGCGGCTGAACAGGTCTCGGACGGTACAGCGCACGCCCGTGAATCGGCGAAAGTCTGCAGCACCAGCTGGATCTACGTCCATGCCGCCCAGGCAAATCATGCGCCCGCGAAGTCCGGGGATTTCCGGCCGGGCGTCCTGCATGCCAGCAGCGCCGAAGCCGCCACCTGAGAACAGGTGGAAGTGCTTGATGTCGGATGCTCCCATGCCGTCATGCCCCCGGATTGGCGCGTGCGCGCACGTAGCCCAGCGCGCCGAAGGCATGCTGTTCCAGCACGGCGCGGGCGTACTCGGCCTTGCTCTTGCCGCTCACCGTGGCCAGAGCCGCGATAGCGTCGTAGAGGTCGACGGTGCAAGGAATGTCCAGGCGCTCTGTGCACTTGCCGCCAGCGGAGGTTTCAGCGGGGCGGGATTCCAGGGAATGCAGGGTCGGGTTGCTCATGGGTTTCCTATCGGATGTTGCTCGGCTATGCTCCGCGCGTCGCGGTGGGCAAAATGCCGGCATGGAAAATTGCTTTGGGGGGACTGCCCCGGCCTGCACTCCCAGCGGTCGTAGAATCGAAGGCGACCAAGCCAATCGAAACTACGCCGAGGGAGTTCATGACGACGAAGCTGCAGGACAAGGCACAGGCACTCATAGATCTTTGGAATCAGCGCCCACCGGAGAAGCGGACGCGGCTCGACCTTTTTCCGTTTCGGCTGGAGGTACAGGAATCGCGTCCGCATCTACTGTGGGGCTGGCCTGGCCCGGACGACTACCAGGTACTCGCGTCGATCCTGCAGCCATACATTCACGAGCCGCGCTGATAGCTGCGCGGCACATTGCTGCCGCAGTCAGCACAGTCAGAACGGCAAAGTGGGACCGGTCGCCAGGCGGCAACCACTGGTCGAGTTCGTCGGCGAGCGCTTGCTGCAGGCGAATCGGCCCATCCGGCAACGTGTACACGCGCATCAGCACCTGGCCCGCAGCATGCCGGTCGGTGGAGAAACGCGGCAACTGGAAGGGCCAGGTATCGAGGGATTCGGCAGGGATTCCGAAGACCACTTCCGCAACCATGCGATCGAGCGCCAGCGCGGCGTCATTCGGCCCAAGCTGGACGGGCGCATGGGTGCTGGGCATTTCAGCCATGGCGCCCTCCCCGCTCGGCGTTCCCACGCAACGTAGAATCGGAGGCTCCTACACCGCCCTTTTCTACGTTGGGGGAACCCTGATGGACATCATGACCGCGCTGAACGCTGCTGGTCAGGCTGTGGGCCTGATCCGGGCAGCGACACAGACGCTGGATGAGGCGAAGATCGTTTCGGCCACCAATGAACTGAATATTCAGCTGATACAGCTGGGGGCTGAGGTGATCGCTATGCAGAAGGATGGCGTTCAAGCCACCGAGCGCGAGCGCACGCTGCTGGCTCGCGTACACGAGCTTGAAGACTTGGCCGGCAAGCTTGAAAAGCGAATTGCTGACCGTGAGCGCTACGAGCTGGTCGAGGACTATCCCGGAACGTTCACCCTTCGCCTTAAAGAAGCGAGCCAGAACGGAGAGCCCATGCATCACCTTTGTCCCGGGTGCCTGGACAATAAGTCGGTGAAATCGATACTCCAGTTCTACAACAACGCAAAGCGCCTTGCGGAGTGCACGACGTGCAAGACAAGGTACCGATTCGCGGACGACCCGCCGTTGGCTCGTAGAAGGAGTACTTGGAGTACTGGGTATTGACATCACGCCGCCTCCTGCTCGGCCGCCCTCGCCCCATCCGCACCATTGCGTTCGCCGTACCTGGATTCAGAATCGACGCCCACACGAGTGGCGCCAAATACAGGCGGAAGCCCATCGGTCGGATTTGGGTACATGGAAGGACATAGCTGATGGGGTGTTTTCTGCCACCCTGTTACCTCAGCCAAGAACAGAACGCGTCCTGGCGGGAGGCTGTGCAGCCATTTCGAGACGGCCCACGCCGTCAGCTGTTTTGGTTTCGCTTGTTTTGCAACTGCGCTAAGCCCGCCGGCCATCGCAATCGCTTCGGCAATGTGTGCTTTCTCGTTCATGAGCGAAGACTACTACTTAAAGTAGAATTTGCCAACTACCAATAATAGAAATGACGTTTTCTACTACGACTGTTAGATTTCTACCTATGGTAGAAAGCAACAGACTGCCCATTCGCTATCCTGAATTCGCCGAGCGCGTCAAAAGTGCTATGACGCGGGGAAACTGGGAAGTGCAAGGAATCGTGGACGGATTTAAGCGGGCCGGAGTACGCATCACATACGAGATGGTGCGTAGGTATACGCTCGGCCAAGCCATGCCTCGGCCGGAGAAGATGGAACAGCTCGCGCAGATCCTTGGGGTTAGTCCCAGCCATCTTCAGTACGGACTGGAGAGCGATGCGCCGGCACGACAAGCCCACACACCTTCCCCTGCGCGGTCGCCCTTCTACCCGTTTCTGCGTGTTCGCCCCGAAGACTATGCCGCGCTTGACGACGATGCCAAGGACGACATCGAGGGGATCATTGAAATGAAGATCCGTAAGGCACGGCGCTCTACGGAGCGACAGCGCGGTACCAGTGCTTCCACTGGTACCGATGACGCGTAGCGAGTTGCAGAGCCCACGATCCAGCGCGTCGCGAAAAATGTGATCTACGCTCGATTCGGTGCCAAATTTTTACCCCGCATGTAACAATTCGCCAGCAACGTAACTATATTTGTTCGAATTAGCCATTTGAAGAATAATGAGCACGGGTTCTAGAGTTCATACCCACTATGACAACCTGAAGGTGGCGCGTAACGCGCCCGAGGCAGTCATTCGCGCGGCATATAGGGTGCTATCACAGCAGTACCACCCCGATAAGCATGGCGGTGACCCAGCTGCGTCAAACATCATGCGGCTCATCAATGAGGCGTATGTCGAATTGTCGGACCCAGTCAAACGTCGTGCTCACGATGATTGGATCGCAAAGCAAGAAGCCTTCGACACGCCTAATCCAACTCGTCCGCCTCATAGGCCACCACCCCCCAACCAGCCAGCCGCAGCGCAAACGCGGACACAGAGTTCGGTTGATAAAGGATCAAACTGGGGGTACTACGTCTTTTTTTTGCTGCTCCTTGGGCTGATAGTTGCTGGAACCAATTCTGGCAAATCGAGCTCGCCCTCCTCCAAATCTGCAGTGGCAGGAATCCCGAGCCAGAATCCCACTCCGGCGCAGCCCCGGGCGTCCGAAGCTCCTGCAGTTACTGGTGCACCAAAGCCTACAAGCCACAGAATTGACCAGGCACCCGCATCTGGAGGGGTATTCGCGGATCTACTGCCGCGTGGCAGAGTTGCGGCGCCCGAACTGAACGTGCGCGCTGGACCGACAGCTAAACACGACGTTGTGGCGAGGCTCCGATTTTTGGATACGGTATCGATCGAAGGTCCTGCTCAAAGCGGATGGATTCCGATTTCCCACAGAGCCGGATTCGGGTACGTTAATAATGCGTACATCCAAGTTGGGGCTGATCAAGACACCCTGCGTGCGCTGTGCAGCGACAGCGAAGCTCCTCCCCCCTCCGGCACATTGGTCAAACGAATCGAAACACCAGGAGACCACGAGCTACGTATCCGCGCGGCGGATAATGGCGACGCGCTAGTCAAGCTAAAGGACACTGGTGGGCGCACTGTATTTGCGGGATTTGTCCGGCGCGGCGAAGCGCACACGTTTCGAGGGATTCCCACAGGCCGCTATTCCACTTGGTTTGCAACGGGAGGCGCCTACAGCGCGAAATGCGGGCGATTCCTCCAAGACATGACCGTGACTTTCGATCCGACTCCACAGGAATTTCGGACGACGCACTCTGCTGGTCTGACATACTCGACCATCATCGAGTATTCCTTGCAACGCCAACGGGGCGGAAACTTCTCGGCGTCTGGAGGCAACATGGACGCCTTCGTTGCAGACTAAGTACTGATTAGCCCCCTTGCGGGGCTTTTTTTACGCCCTCTTCTCAGGTCGTCTGTGCTACACGCCGGCCAGCCTCTACTTTTAGTTGTTGACTCAAATTCTACTTTATGTAGAATTGCGCCGATATCTTCTACTTTAAGTATTGGAGGCACGGGTGCAAGTAGCAGGCAAATCCCACTTTACTGCGGTCCCCCACTCTGACCTCTCGCCTAGTGGCATAGACATCCGCGCCATCAAACGAGTGACATCCGCACCGGATCGAGAGTTATCGAACGCCGACATCCTCGGCATCCTCTGCGATGTGTTCGCTGGCCGCACGGTAACCGCGTTCGGCGAAGACTTGGAATGGTGGATGGAAACCCTCCAGTGTGACCTGGGCCCGAAGGCCGCCGCTGGCGTCGTGCTGACCGCGATCAGCAAGTGGCAGTTCGACCGCGAGGCAGGATCCGCAGGCGTGCAAAAGCTGCAGGACGAGCTGGTTCTGCGTGCTCGTCAGCTTCTCGACAAGGGGGCCCGTCCGTGACCGTCGTCGCCCTCCTCCTCCTCCCCATTGCGTTCGGCATGGCCCGCGCCATCGACGCATTCGCGGCCTATCGCCGCCGCACCGACCCCTGGGGACAAGCATGACCGCCACCACCCTCTGGGTCCTGTTGGCCTTCTTGCCCGCCGGCCACGACCGCCCGCCCGTCATGGTGATAGAGCGCTTCGCCACGCAGGCCGAATGCCTTGACGTCCTTGCCGTATTCCCTCCTTCCACCCGCATCACCTTCGACTGCATGCCCAGCCGGCAGATCCGCGCCGGCGCGGCCACCTTGGAGAACCGCCCGCTATGAACACCCAGCAAATCCAACGCGACGCGTTGGACCACATCATGCGCACGGCACGCGCCAGCTCGTCGCAGACGCGGCGTCTGCGCTGGATAGCCAGCCGCGCGGAGGTCGCGCTGGCCGGCCGACCCTACGTCGCCGCGGAGCACGACCAGCCCAGGATGGTGACCGAAGCCGCCTTGCAATCGAAGAACTCCGCGCTGCAGTCGAAAAACCTGGAGTTGCGCGTGGCCAATTCCCGCCTCCGTTCCGCCCTGGCGCAGGTCGCTGGAGGCGCCACCGGCTATTCGGACCGCGACACCGAGCTGGCGCAGATTGCTCAGGCGGCGCTCGATGCCGAACGGGAGGCCCGCGCATGAAAGCCACCCGCCTACTCATCCGCGCCGACGGCACCGAAACCATGCTGCACGGCCCGCACGCCATCCAGGACGTCTGCCAGATGATCGGCGCCGATGCTCTGGACACCGTCAGCCTTGCCGACCGCATGCACGTGATGCTGGTCGACGACGAAGGAATCCTGAAAGACCTGCCCGTCAACCCGGCAGCCACGCGCCTTTACCAGGATGCCCGCGGCATTCCCCACCAGATCCGCGGCGACGTCGTGATCGTGCCCGACTCCGACTACGCGAGGCACGCATGAGCGTCCGCACGCTCATCACCCGCTGGCGCCGCGCACGTCGCGCTGGCCGCGACCTGGACCTGGCCGGGTACGCAGCGTTTGCCGTCGGCGCGCTGATGCTGGTCGCCACTGGCGTAGTTGGCCCGACCCTCGACGCCCAGCCCAATCACCTGGCCGGCGCGGCCCACCACGCCGCCCAATGATGGAGGCCACCACCATGCAACCCAACGTTTTCACCGTACGGGCCTCCAGTTGGGGCCGCCTGTTCGACTGCGCCCACGCCTGGGAAAGCACGCACATCCTGGGCATGAAGAAGCCCGCCGGCATGCGTGCGCTGCTGGGCACGGCCGTCCACGCCGGCACGGCCGCCTACGACCTGGCCCGCCTGGAAGGCAAGCCCTGCACGCCCGACGAAGCCGCCGACGTCCTTGTCGAGGAGCTGCACAACCCCGCCTACGAGGTGGACCACGCGCAGGACGGCTTGCCGCTGGCCAAGGCTGAACAGATCGCCCTGACCATCCTGGTCAAGTACTGCGCGGACGTCGCCCCGAAGTTCACATTCATCGACGTCGAAACGAAGCTGGACCCGATGGACATCGACTGCGGCAGCGGCATGACTGTGCGCCTGACCGGCACCATGGACCGGGCCCGCGTCGCCGAATCCGAGGGCGGCATCGTCGTACCCGACGTCAAGACCGGCGCCCGCGTTGTGCAGGATGGCAAGGCCGTCACACAAGGCCGCGCGGCGCAGACCGGCACGTATCAGCTGATGTACGAGCACACCAAGAACGTGCGCACGGTCGGCTCTCAGATCATCGCCCTGTCCACCAGCGGCAGCGCTGCAACCGCAGTCAGCCCCATTTTCGACGCCCGCCGAGTCATGGTCGGCGAAGAAGGCAAGCCCGGCCTGCTCGAGCACGCCGCGGCCATGTTCCGCACCGGTCTTTTCCCTCCGAACCCCTCCAGCGTCCTGTGCAGCCAGAAGTACTGCGCGCGCTGGTCTTCCTGCCTTTTCCGATAACCAGAGGAGCCCCGCATGCACCTTCACCCCGTCAGCCGCGACGTGTTCGTCCGGCGCACCGACCAAGCCGGCAAGACCGTCATTACCCAGCACCTGGCCTGGGATCCGGCCGAGTTCCTGGTCAGCCAGGTCAAGCAGTACGACAAGGACGCGAAGGCCGACGAGCGCCAGACCGTCGCGATGTCCACGGCAGCCGAATACCACGCCTACCGCGCCCAACAGAAGAAAGGAAACTGATCATGACGCAAAGCACCACCGTCCAGAGCCTGCGGGCCGCGCCCGAGTCGCAGATGCCCATCGTAGCGCCCGGCTTCGGCAGCCTGCAGGGCTTCGAACTCATGCAGCGCGCAGCGCGCCTGCTGTCCAGCAGCACGCTCGTGCCCGTGGCCTATCGCCAGACCATCGAGAAGCTGGACCGCTACGGCAACGTCAAGGAGTCGCGCGAGAACCCCAATGCGCTGGCGAACTCCGTGGTCGCGCTGAACATGGCGCAGCGCATGGGCGCCGACCCGCTGATGGTCATGCAGAACCTGTACATCGTCGAGGGGCGGCCGTCCTGGTCGTCTCAGTGGATCATCGCGGCGATCAACGGTTGCGGTCGCTTCTCGCCCCTGCGCTTCGACATCCAGGATCTGGGCGACAAGGAGGTCGCGTACACCACGACCAGCTGGAACAACGGTCAACGCGAAACCAGCACGCGTACGGTCCTGATCCGCGACAAGGTCTGCGTGGCATGGGCTATCGAGAAGGAAACCGGCGAACGTCTGGAGTCTCCCAAGGTGACCATTGAAATGGCCGTCAAGGAAGGGTGGTTCACGAAATCGGGCAGCAAGTGGCAGACCATGGAAGAAGTCATGCTGCGATACCGCACCGCTAGCTTCTTCGGCAAGCTGTACGCGCCCGAGCTGCTGATGGGCCTGCAATCCGTCGAGGAGGCCCAGGACATCATCGAAGCCACGACGGGCCCGGATGGCACGATCAGCGTAAACGTGGACGAGCTGCGCGCCGGTGCCGCGCCCACCGAGCGCCAGCCCGCGGCCGCTCCCGCCGACGTGACCGACGTAGAACCGCGAGACACCCAAGCCGCACAGGACACCTCCCCCGCGAAGGCGCAAGCCGAGGCCGGTAAGCCGGCGCAGGGCGCGGCAACAGCCGCCCCTGCCTCGCAGCATGGCGCGGCCAGCGACCAGGATGCCGAGCTACCCGACGCGAGCAAGGCGGATCCGGGCCTGGACCCGGCGGCGGTGGAACACCAGATCGTCAACGCCAAGTCCCTGGACGTCCTGGACCTGGCCAGCGACTCGATTGAGGGCGTGAACGACCTGGGCGAACGGGCGCGACTCCATAAGCTGTACCAGTCGCGTCGCCTGTCCATGACCGCAGATCAGCAGCGCGCGCCGGCGTCGACGTCGCGCCGCCGCATGGCAGCCCCCGAGTAAGGCCCAGGGGACCGACATGGTTTTCTTTCGCAACCTCTCGGTCTACTGCCTGCCCGCCGGGTGGGTAGTGACCCTCGAGCAGCTGACAAGCATGCTCGAGCGCTTCCTGTTCGTGCCCACGACGGACCTGCAGGCCGAGTCCACCGGCTGGGCCCCGGCCCATGAGGGCTATGGCGTAGTGCACGCCGTGCAGGGCCATCTATTGCTGCGCATGCGCACGGAGACGCGCGTAATGCCCGCCAAGGCGATCGAGCTTCAGCTAAAGGAGACCGCGGCGAAGGTCGAGGCGGACCAGGGCTACAAAGCCGGCAAGAAGCAACGGCGGGAGATCCGCGAGCACGTCATCGAACAGATGCTGCCCGCGGCCTTCCGCCAGCAGGGTGATGTCCTGATCTGGATCGACACCAATGCCGGCCGCCTGTTCATCGACAGTGCGTCCAGCGGCCCGCGCGATACCGCCATTGGCCTGCTGTGCAAGAGCATCGACCACTTCGCCCTGGAGCGGTTGACGGTCAAGACCGCCGCGGCCGGCGCCATGACGGGATGGCTGGCCGAGGATGAAGCGCCCGAAGGATTCACCATCGACACGACGGCCGAGCTGCGCGCCACCGGCGAGGGCGCGGGCGCGGTGCAGTACGTGAATCGTCCGCTCGAGCCTGACGAAATCCGCCATCACATCCAGAGCGGCATGCAGTGCACGCGCCTGGGGCTCACCTGGGCAGACAAGGTTTCCTTCGTGTTGGATGACGAGGTCGTGCTCAAGCGCGTCATGCCCTGCGAAGCGCTGCACAAGGATGTCGAGCGCGTGGCCAAGACGGATGCCGAAACGTTCGAAGCGGATTTCTACCTGATGGTCAACACGCTGCGCCCGTTGATCGCCGATCTGGTCGACGCATTGGGCGGGGAATCCGTGGATGACCGCCAGGGCGACATGTTCCGGCCGGCGACCGGCCCGGGGCTCGTCGCCAACAACGGCGATGACGCCATTGTCGACCCGCTTCTGCCCGACGCGCGGCGCGTCGTGATCCAGAACCGCCGCGCCTCAATTTCTCTCGTTCAACGCCATCTTCGCATCGGCTACAACCGCGCCGCCTCGCTCCTGGAATCCCTGGAGCGGTTCGGCGTGATTACGGCCATGCGCCCCGATGGCTCTCGCGAAGTGGTTTTCCCTATCTGAGGAGCAATCATGCGAATCAACCGTATCACCATCGAAAATTTCCAGGGCGCTCGCGCCGTTCATCTTGACCTGGGCACACCGGCGGCCTTGATCGCCGGGCCCAACGGTGCTGGCAAATCCAGCATCGCGGAGGCCGTGCGCCTGGCCATGCTGGGCACCCCGGAACGTGTCGGCCTCAAGAAGGAATTCTCCGCGCTCGTCACGGATGGCGCGAAGCTTGGCGCAGTCACGCTGGACCTGGATGAAGGTGCCATCGGCATCGGCTTGCCCAAAGGCACACAGTCGGGCGAGGCACTGGTGCCGCAATCTCCGGCGCTTCCCTTCGTCCTGGCGCCCGAGCGCTTCGCCGCCGCCAAACCGGATGACCGCCGCACGCTGCTGTTCACGCTCATGGGCACGAAGGTCAAGCCCGACGATATCGAACGTCGCCTGGTGGCGCGCGGCTGCGCTGCGGCTCTCGTTACCCAAATCAAGCCCATCCTGCGCAGTGGCTTCGCCGCGGGCGCCGAACACGCCAAGCAGGAAGCAACCCAGGCCAAGGGCGCATGGAAGACCGCCACCGGCGAGCAATGGGGCAGCCAGAAGGCCGAAGGCTGGGCCGCCGAGATCCCCCCATTCGACCAGGCCGCGCTGGTGGGCGAGCGCGCAACGTTGGCCGGCGTGGACGCCAAGCTGGAACAGAATACCAAAGCACTCGGTGCGCTCGAGCAAAAGGCCAACGCCTATGCGGCGGCCCGCGATCAGATCGCGGCTCGCCAGGCGCAGGCCGCGAAGCTGCCGGCGCTACGCCAGAAGCTGGAATTCGACCAGGCCGAATGCGCCAACCTGGCGGCCAAGATCGAAGCCCTGCAGGCCAAGGCCGGATCTGGCGCGCGCGAAGGCCTCATCCATGAGCTGGCGGACTGGCTGTACAGCGCCCTGAATTTCATTGAGGCAGAGGGCGGCGGCTTCGAAGCCTATGACGTGGCCGATGCGGCCCTGGGCAAGTATGTCGCGCAATATGGCCCCATTGACGGCAAGGGCGATCCGGAAGCCGTCGCGGCCCTGCCGAAAGCGATCGAGGCCCGGGACCTGATGGCGCGCAGCGTCGAGAACGACCGGCGCGACATCGCCGCGGCAGAGGCCGCTGAAGCGCAACTGCAGGATGCGGCCGCACCGGAGGCGATCCAGCCCGCCGACGTGGAGGCCGCACGCGCCAAGGTGACCGCGGTGCATGCCGAGCGCAAGGCGATTAACGACCGCGTGCAGGCGCTGTTGAACGCCAAACAGGCCGCCGCCGGCGCAACCGAGCGGACGCAGAACGCTACGCGCTACCACGGCGAGGTGCTGGCCTGGCTGGCAATCGGCGACGCGCTGTCGCCCGATGGCATTCCGGGCGAGATCCTGTCCGAGGCATTGCAGCCCTTCAACGACAAGCTGGCCGAGCTGGCCACTATCGCCGGCTGGCGCGTGCCCGCGATCGGCGCCGACATGGGCATCACCTGGGAAGGCCGCCCGTATCGCCTGCTTTCGGAATCCGAGCGCTGGCGCGTTGACGCTCTCGTCGGTGCCGCGCTGGCGGTGGTCTCCGGCCTACGCTGCCTGATCCTGGACCGCTTCGACTGCCTGGACCTGCCGGGCCGCGCCGACGCGCTGGCCCTGGTCGACGCGTTGGGCGCCGACGGCCACCTGGACACCGTCCTGGTGCTGGGCACGCTCAAGGCAGCCCCTGCCGCCCCTTCTGACGCCTTCACCACCTTCTGGATTGAAAACGGTGCTACCGAGCAGCCCAAGCTGCGCGCAGCCGCCTGACACAAGGACTACGACATGCAAAACCTCGGATTTTTCTACGACACCGAAACGACCGGTCTGCCCCTGTTCAACCAGCCGTCCGAGCACCCCGGCCAGCCCCACATCGTGCAACTCGCCGCGGCGCTGGTCGACCTGGACACCCGCGAGACGGTTGCCAGCCTGGACGTCGTTGTTCGCCCGGACGGGTGGACCATCCCCGATGAGGTGGCAGCCGTGCATGGCATCACGACGGCGCACGCGGCCGCCGTCGGTGTACCGGAGTCGCTGGCCCTCTCGTTGTTCCTCGAGCTTTGGGGCCGCCGCACCCGGATCGCGCACAACGAGCAATTCGATGCGCGCATCATCCGCATCGCCCAGCACCGCGCCGGCGAACTCGAACCCCAGCTGGACGCCTGGAAGACCGGCGCGGCCGAGTGCACGGCGCGCAAGGCGACGCCCATCGTCAAATGCCCCCCGACCGCAAAGATGATCGCGGCTGGCCGCAACCACTACAAGACGGCCAATCTTGGCGAGGCCGTGCAGTTCTTCACGGGCAAACCCCTGGTGAATGCCCACAGTGCGATGGCGGACGTCAAGGGCTGCATGGACGTCTATTTCGCCATCCAGGACATGCAGAACGGCGCGCCCGGCGCGTTGGTTGACGCCGAGTTCCAGGCGAATTGAGGAGACGACCATGCACCCCTACATGAACCGGAAGGACCGCCGGCTGGTGCAGCGCATCGAAAGCCGGCGCAGCACGCGCGCCCGACGCACAGAGCGGCCCAAGGCCGCGCCCATGCTGGTCGGCGCCGAGATTGTCATGCGCCCTCTGGAGCAGCTTTTCGACGAGCTGGACCGCACGGGCAAGGTGTCCGTCAATGCCCGCGGCTTCCCCGAGTTCCTGGCATGCGACGGGTATCGCTACGAGGCTGCGCCAGCGATCGAGGGCCTGATATGGCATTTCGAAATGTGGGAGACCCGCCACGGCAAGGCGCTTCCACTCCAGCCGCTGCGCGACCTGCACGTTGCGCTGCACTACCTCGTCCCCATTCAGGAACGCACCGTGGAAGCACTGCGCCAGACCCTTCCTGTCCTGCGCAATGTGATGGCCACGGGCAAGCCCGAGGATCAGGTCGACCTGCTCCAGCAAACCCGCATCAAGGCTGCCATGGAGGGCCCGCGCGTATGACGACGACAACCACCTGGCGCCTGGTTCCGTCCGAGCCCGATCAAGACTGGACCGACGCGTTCGCCGTCCGCGGACCGCGCATTGGCAGCTTTGACGCGACCATCCGCGCCGTCCTGGACACCGCGCCGGCGCCCGGCTTCGCGCTGGTGACCGAGTTGCAGGCCATCCGGGCCACGCTGGCCTTCCTTCCCACCAGCGACGCCGCCGTTTCGGGGCTGGACCGCGTCATTGGCAACCTGGACGCTGCCCCGAATCACATGCCAGCTACCAAGGCCTGCGCGCCCGTCGAGCAGCAGGATGAGGCGCTGAGGCCGGGTGTCAGGGACGCCCTTGCCGCCGCCCTGGGCAGCGCCTACGACTGCACACGCGTATGGTCGGCGTGGGGCGTCGGCACGATGGGGCCGGATGACTTCAGGCTGATCGCCGACGACGCTGACCGCGTTTCGGACCTGGCCGATGCAGCCATCGCCGCCATGCGTTCCGCCGCAACGAATGTTCAAGGCCATACGCAGGACGAACGCACGTTCGAGGACGAGCTTGAACGCGCCTACTGGGAAATGGATGCCCGCATCAAGGGGCTGGGCAAGCACAAGGGCCGGCCGCAGCCAGACCGCGACGCCTTCAAATGGGCGATCCGGGGAATGGCCTGCCGCCCAACTTCCGTGCCCACCCTGGCAACTTCCATCTTCGGCGAGAAGATCGGCCGAGCCCTGGATGGCTCTGGTCCGACGGCTGACGAGGCGCAGTCCGCTGTCGCGCGCGAAGTGCAGGCCGAGCTGCGTCCCCCTGCGGCGGATGCTGAAAAGTGTCCGGAATGCGAGCGAGATACCGCAGGCTTGAATGGCGAACCGAAGTGGTGCTGCTACTGCGGCGGAAGGCTCACCGGAGTTCCAGCGACCGCCACCGTGGCCGATAACCGCCTTCGCGGGCTGGCTTCCGAAGCGCTGGCCTGGATTGAGAACAGCGCCGAGCCGGCCCTGAGTCTGTGCGCGGACCTTCGCGCTGCCCTGGCGAACGCCTTTGTTATGCCGCAGGCGGTGGCGTGCTTGCGTCGGCAGCGGGATGGAAGTGACTGGGGCCGTTGGACGCCCGGAACGATGGAGGACGGCAAGCGCGTGATGGGGCTGCGAACGTGGCAGGTTTGCTGGATCGTCGATCCCGCGCCCCAGGCCAGCGCAGCTATAACGCACTATGAATGCGGACGCAGCAATGGCGACGCTACATATGAGGCCGTGCCCGTGCGCGCAGCGCCCCAGGTCATCGGTCAGCCGGTGCCCGACGAGCTGGCAACGCTCCAAAAGCGGGCCGCGTCCTGGAACCTCGTTTGCCGCACCCTGGACGAGGTGTCCCCGGGTTGGTCAAACAGCCGGGCGTGCGGGAAGGATTGCGCGAGTGCCGCGATACGAAAGCTGGCCGTCCAGCGGCACGCGGGAGATACCCTGCTGTCCGTTCGCCTGCTCGCTGCTGAGCACGACGGCATGCGCGTCGACTACACCGGTCTGCTTGGGCAAGCGCGAAGCGCGCTCAAACGAGGCGAGGCTGGCCCGGCGTTGGCGGAATTGCTGCACCAGCTCGCGGTCCATCTGACGGAGCTGGGCCAGCGCTGGTACGCCGGAGACGTGGCGGTGGTCGACGAGCTGCTGCAGTTGTACAGCATCGAATCGGACGCCCGCGCTGCACTGGTCGCGCACGAAGGAGGCGGCAATGGCTGAAAACAGCAAAATCGAATGGACAGACCACACGTTCAACCCCTGGGAAGGTTGCCAGAAGGTGGGGCCGGGCTGCGACAACTGCTACGCGGAGACGCGCAACGCGCGCTTCGCCGGCGGCCAGGCCTTGAACTGGGGCCCCGGCGCGCCGCGCCGGCGCACCAGCGCAGCCAACTGGCGGAAGCCGCTCGCATGGAATCGCGACTCGGGCGAGTTCTACGCCCGGCATGGCCGCCGGCAGCGCGTCTTCTGCGCCAGCCTAGCGGATGTGTTCGACAACGCCGTGGATCCGGCATGGCGCCGCGACCTCTTCGACCTGATCGAACTGACGCCGAACCTGGACTGGTTGCTACTGACAAAGCGCATCGGCAATGTCGTCCGCATGCTGCCCACGCACGACTGGGCCGCACGCAGCAATGTCTGGATGGGCGCCACCATCTGCAACCAGGAGGAGGCGGACCGGGATATTCCGAAGCTGCTGGCGGTGCCAGCGCGCGTCCGCTTTCTCAGCATGGAGCCGCTACTCGGGCCGGTCGATCTGACCCAGGTTCGCTACACCGCGAGCGCGGGCTATTTCGGCGACTGTCTCGAATGGCATCACCGCCCGCACGGCATTAGCGAGGACTGGCCTGGCGTGAATTGGGTCATCGTCGGCGGCGAGAGCGGCCCCGGAGCGCGACCGATGCACCCGGCCTGGGTCGCCAGCCTGCGAGAACAGTGCCAGACCGCCGGCGTGCCGTTCCTTTTCAAGCAATGGGGTGAATGGCGTCCAATTAGCCAGATGGTCGACCAGGAACACAGCGCGCTCTACCGGTCCAACGTCACGGCACGCGAGCTCGAAAACCAGGCCAATCTGGACGACATTCACGGCCGGCGCTGCACGGTGGACACGGGAGTCCTTCACGCCGACGGCGCTTTGCTGGACATCACAACGCCTATGGCGTTCCGCGTCGGCACGGACGCCATGCAGACGTTCCGGGTCGGTAAGAAGGCTGCCGGGCGCCTCCTGGACGGCCGCGAATGGAACGGAGTGCCGCGATGAAAGAGCGCCCTATCCTATTCAACGGCGCCATGGTGCGCGCAGTGCTGGCCGGCGACAAGACGCAGACGCGACGGGCCGTGAAGCTGCCGCACAGCAATCCCCTCGGTCAGTGGGAGCCAACCACAGTAGGCGGACCCGGAGTGCATTTCTCTGACGGGACGCCGGCCCCCAGCCAACCTGCCATTTGGCACACGCGCACGGGTGATGCGCTCCTCTGCCCCTACGGCCAGCCCGGCGACCGCCTCTGGGTTAGAGAGGCGGTCCGCGCGGAACAGCAACCTAGCGGCCTGGACGGCGTCCGCCACCTGGCCGACGGCGCTTTCGTGCCGATCGACAATACCCGGGATGCGGCGGATGCCTGGCTGACCCTCCATCGCTACCGCGGCAAGCACGGCGCGTCCGTGCCGCCCATCCACATGCCGCGCTGGGCCGGCCGTCTGGTGCTTGAGGTCTCGCGCGTGCGCTTGGAGCGCCTGCAAGCGATCAACCACATGGACGCCCTGGCCGAAGGTGTCGGCCTGAATCCCCCCGCCGCGGACGTGACCATGGCCACGCCCGCCGGTGAGTCGCTGCCGCGTGTCATGTTTCGCGCGCTGTGGGATTCGATCAACGGCGCCGGCGCCTGGGACGCGAACCCCTGGGTATGGGTGGTGGAATTTCGGCGTCTGGCAGCGCCGCAGAACAGCAAGGAACAATGAAATGGCTCAAACCAATTTGCAAAACCAAAGCGCAGCGCGCGGCGGGCGTAACCCGGCGCAGGCGATATACCCTGACGGCCTCTATCGCTGGCGCGACCTTGAGCCGCGCATCCCATTCACCCGCGAAGGCTGGCGCTACAAGATCAGCAAGGGCACCGCCCCCAAGCCGGCCACCGGCACCCGGCATTTCACCGCTTGGCGCGGCCGGGACATCCTCGCCTGGCTGCAGGATCCGGACGGCTACAACGCCGAAGAATTGCAGTCCACCACCGATAAGGAGTAATGGCAGTATGCCCCGCCAAGTAGTCCCCCTCACCGACGCGAAATGTCGACAGGCAAAGCACAAGCCCACCGGCGGTAATCGCATGTTCGACGGTGGAGGCCTGTACCTGGAGATGGTGAAATCCGGCTCCAAATTCTGGCGCATGAAGTACCGTCGTCCGGGCACCAAGAAAGAGACGTCACTGACCTTTGGGGAGTACCCCGCTATGCCGCTGGCCAAGGCGCGTGAGGAGCGTGCCGCGGCCCAGGCTCTGCTGGACGCGGGGCTGGATCCTGCTGTCCAGCGCGAGCTGGCGCGTACGGCAGCCGCCTCGGCTGCGGCGGATACGTTCGAGGCGATCGCGCTCGAGTGGCTTGCGACTCGCGTCGAGAACTGGAGCCCGGGGTACCTTAAACGAATGGAATCGGCACTCGAAAACAATGCCTATCCCTCCTTCGGCAAGCTTCCTATCGCAGAAATTTCCGGAAAGGTCGTGCTGGATGCTGTCCGCCGCGTCGAGCGCCGCGGCGCGCTCGAAATGGCCGCTCGCGTGCTGAGTAGCATCGGCATGGTGTTCCGCTACGCGGTCGGCACCGGCCGCGTACACGCGGATGTCACGTACGGCCTGGAGCAATTCCTGGCGCCGCGGCCGCCGGTCGAGCATCACCCCCACGTCGAACAGACCGACCTGCCGGGCCTGCTCAAACGGGTGGAAAACTACCACGGTCGGCCCGAGACGCGCCTGGCCATCCAGATCATGATGCGTACCTTCGTGCGCACCAATGAGTTGCGGTGGACAGAATGGACCGAATGGGACCGCCCCAACGGCCTTTGGACGGTGCCGCCCGAACGGATGAAGGGAACGCGGCTCCAGAAGCTCAATGGCCCTCCTCATCTGGTACCGCTGTCGCGTCAGGTGGTGGCCTTGCTTGATGAGCTGGAAGCCTATTCGGGCAGATACGAACTGATGTTTCCGGGGATTCGCCGCCCCGACTCGGTCCCCATGAGCGGGGAAACCATCAATCGGGCACTGGAGATCCTGGGCTATGGCGAACAGCAGACCGGCCACGGCTTCCGCGGCCTGGCCAGCACGATCTTGAACGAAACCGGGTTGTTTCGGGACAAGGCGATCGACGCGCAGCTGTCCCACAAAGAGAAAAACAAGGTGCGTCGGGCATACAACCATGCGCAGTATCTGGACGAGCGCCGCGAGATAATGCAGTGGTGGTCGGATTATCTCGATCAACAGCTTGCTGCCGCTAAAAATCCTATACCCCTACCCTGA